TAAGATCAAGGTTTATTTTATCACGCTGGACGAGAAGAGCGGAGCGGAAAAGAAAACCGCCGCTACCATGTTAGCCCAAGCCTCTAATCTAAAAGAGGCCATAGCCGTGCTAGAAGAAGGCATGAAGGGGACAATGGCGGATTACACCATCGCCTCTGTCTCGGAGACAATGATCATGGACGTATTCCCGTTCAACGCGGATGTCAATAAGAGAGTTGTTGACATTGATAAAAAAGAGATAGAGAAATCATTGTCTGACACCTCTAAATCAATAGAGGATAAGATGAGAGAGTGCAAGGATATCATAACCCGTGATCCCAAGGAAGGGGACGGGGATCTTATAACTAGGACGCAATCCTTCATCCGGCAAAAGGCCGGGCATGACAAGAGCAAGTTCAAGGAGGCCGCGATAGAGATCGCCTTGCTCCAGAAATCTCCAGCTTCCCAAGTATGGTTCATGGGATGTGGACAGCTATTAATCGAGGAGTTGGAGGTTTAATAAATAAAAAGATCATGAAGAAATTTATCAACAAACACTGGATATTGATATTGGCCATAGCCTTTATTCCGGTAGGGAACAGAGTTTTTAACCATGTTGACGCATGGCTAGGAATAGTCATTATGTTAACTAGTTCATTATTTATAATTTACAAACTATTTAATTTTATCAAGAATGAAAAGGACAAGTTTTAAGTTTTTTACTATAGCGATAATCGCTATGGTATTTTTATCCTCTTGTGAACGTGTAGCACCTAATTACGCTGGGGTATTGATGGAAAATTACGGGAAACAAGGGAAAGAGGATTTCAAGGTCGTATCGGGCAAGGTTTCAACTTGGGAATGGGGCACGGAATTATTTCAAGTCCCACTATTCGACCAACGAGGCGAGTTCGGAAGCCCTGTCACGTTAAAAGCCGCAGACAATACGGAGTTTAACGCACGCCCCACTTACTCCTACAAGGTTATCAAAAACAGGGCAATAGACGTTGTTTTCGATAACAAACATATAGACAAGGCTGATACGGAATCAGGCAAAGACGGTTTCATGCAATCATTGGAGGATAATATACTAGAACCTCGCATCTATGACCTGATCAAGGAGGAAAGCCGTAAACATAAGACCGATAGCTTAATGGCAGACGGAGGTTCGCTTCTTTTTGAGAAACGCCTTGAGCAGATTGTAGATAAGGAATTCGAGAAAAGAGGTCTTCAATTACTCACATTCTCGGCGCAATTAGAGTTTTCTAAGGCGGTTCGCGAGAAAATTGATAGTAGGAATGAAGTTAACACCAATATTTCGGTTTTAGACCAGCAGATAGCGGAGCAACGGAAACGCAACGAGTTGGAGCAATTGAAAACGGAACAAGCGTTAATCACCTCGAGAGGATTGACTAAAGAAATTCTTTATAAGCAGTTTATCGACAAATGGGATGGTCGTACCCCCATTTATGGAGCGATACCCGATTTAATAAAGATTCAGAACTAAGGATATTAATATTAGAGTGTGTTTTTCATGGTATTAGATTTGGGTTAGAATGATTATCCCCGCCGTCCGTGAGGATATGCGGGGCAAACACGGTGGTATGGCGGAATTGGTAGACGCTAAAGTTAATTTCTTATAGAGTGGTTGAATGAAGGTTATCGTAAAATAAACTGAACTAGCCAAAGGAAGTATAACGGGTAAGGCCGAATGTCACCGCAACGTGCCAATAACAAAACTATCAGGTGAGAGTCCTGAGAAAACTCCACTCATGCGGGTTCGAGTCCCGCTACCATCACAAATAACAAATCTAATTATGGAAACAATACAGAATTTAGATCATTTGGTAATGGCCATATATCTTATCACCGTAATACTCGGACTTATAGCAGTGATTTTGGCAGGATTCTTATTAATAAACGAAAAAAGAAAACATCCATGGGAAAAGTAAAGAACATAACCTCTTTAAAGAGCAGACTAGACCGTATATTCTCTGTATTTATAAGAATAAGGGATGCTGACGGCAACGGTTATTGCCGTTGCATAAGCTGTGGGAAGATCGTGCATTGGAAAGAGGCAGATTGCGGACATTTCGTCAACCGGTCACATATGGGTACCAGATACAGCGAGAGAAACTGCAACGCTCAATGCAGGTCTTGCAACCGTTTCGACGAGGGCAACAACATCGGTTATGCCAAGGGCTTGATAAATAAGTATGGCGTAAAAGTAATTAACGAGCTTGAGGTGAAAAAGCACTCTATCTCCAAACTCTCGGCATTCGATTACCAATTGATGATCGAAGATTACAAGAAACGCATCAAGGATTTGAGGGATCAGAAAGGCATAAAGGATTGAAATGGCGAAGAAACCTACCAAGCAACCCGAGCGTATCAGATGCGCCGATTGCGTGCACGGCAAGCCTCACAAGGGACTAGCTGTATGGTGCATAGTGCTAAATACCGGAAGAGTAGCTAATAGTCTTAGGTTTTGCGATGTATTCAAAAGGAAATTATGATTACATGATATAAAAAACATGCTTATGGAGAATTAGCGTATGGATACAAGGAAAGAGCTGACAAGCTATTTTCCGCACGATAGCAATGCCAGAAACTCAGATAAGCTGATTCGTTTACGAATGAGGCATAAAGCCGCCGGATATGGTGTTTTCTTCATGATATTAGAACGTCTTAGAGAGGAGCCAAACTATATGAGTGTCAAAGATTATAACATGATAGCCTTTGACCTTCGTGAGGACGCATCCTTAATAAAATCCGTCATTGAGGATTTCGGGTTATTTGTCTTTACCGAGGACGGTAAGTACTTCTACTCCGAGAGTTTCAAGCAAAGGATGGGATTCAAGGACGAGAAATCAAGAAAACGATCAGAAGCCGGGAAGTTAGGCATGGCTAAAAGATGGGGAAATAACAATGTTATAACAAATCCGCAAAGCAACGATAACAATGTTATAACAAAAACGGATGAAATTGTAACAAGAAAAGAAAAGGAAAGGAAAGGAAATAGAGAGAGTCTTAATACGCGTGAGACGCTTTTCGAGAATTTCAAGAATGAGTTATTGGGGGACGAGGAATGGCGCAGATACGCTTGCCAGATATCGGGATTGAGCGTCGCTTTCAATGACCTCATTCCCGGCGAGCTGGATAACTTCCTAGCTTGGATGGTATCCACCGGGGAAGGCGATACGCTAAAAACGATAGATGACGTGAAGAGACGATTCACCTATTGGTGGCAGGGAACAGGACTAAGTGCTTATAATCAAAGACATAATGGAGGAACAAGAAAAGAAACTTTCGGAGGCTATACAAGCCATGCGGGGGCCTACGGAAAAAGAGAGGCTCCAGCAAAAACAGGTGTTCAACCTAGTGAAGAAGCACGCAAGGACTATACAGAACGTTTCTAGGTACGATCTCTCGGACGATGCGGAGTACATCAGCCACGCCCGGATGATAAAGGCGCTAGGTTGTAATTACCTAGGGATCGAGAGGCGGCAATTCGAGACAGACAGGGGGAATGACAAGGTTTTGAGATTCCTGTTGTATTATTTCAACGATTGCCCGTTGGCCGAGTCCGTATTCCCGGAGGAGAACTATAAGCTGCACAAGAACCTCCTTATCGTGGGAGATCCGGGAACGGGCAAAACGCTCATGATGCAGATATTCGCCGATTACCTGAAATTGACGGATAACCCCAAACGCTTCGTGAACCTATCCGTGACCCAGATGATGAACTATTACAAGATCCATGGTCACATAGACAGGTTCACGTACAACGAGGAGGCCGGGAAAGGGAGCATGGAAGGGAACCCGTTCGATATCTGCCTTAACGATATCGGTCTTGAGACGGAGAACCAGAAAAGCTACGGCACCAGCCTTAACAGCGTAATAGACGAGTTCCTATACGCAAGGTACGAGATATACCAGTCCCATCAGAAGAAGTATCATATCACTTCCAACCTATCCGTCACGGATTTCAAGAATCGGTTCGGAACTAGGCTGGTGGACAGGTTCAAGAGTTTTAACGTGATAATCCTAAACGGAGAAAGCAGGAGAAGATAACATGGAAATAACAGAGAGATTGAGAAATACCCCTACCGGGTTGATCGTGTTGGTAGGTGACATGAGGATCGTCGTGGAAAAGTACAGGCCGTACCACAACGGCCAGAACAAGATCCCGTGCAGGGGATGCGTCTTCCGGGAAGATGGGGCGAGATTCTGCGAATACAGCAAGGCTTGCATGGCCCATCTGAGACCGGATCATGAAAGCGTGGTATTCGCTAAAACCAAGGAGATATGACACATGGATCATTATTTTCTGGCGTGGGCGGTTTTGACCTTGCCGCCGAATGGATGGGATGGGAGAACCTGTTCCATTGCGAGATTAACGAGTGGTGCCAAAAGGTACTGAGGTTTCATTTCCCAAAAAGCATTCAATATGACGATATTACAAGAACTGATTTCACTCCGTGGAGAGGGAAGGTTGACGTACTCACAGGAGGATTCCCCTGTCAGCCGTTTTCAGTCGCAGGACAACGAAAAGGACAGGAGGATGACCGTTACCTCTGGCCAGAAATGCTCCGTGCTATACGAGAGATACGACCCACTTGGGTCATTGGTGAGAACGTTGCTGGAATCCTATCGATGGTACAACCCGGCAGTGAGGTTACGGTGGAAAGTCAAGCCTCTTTGTTTGAAACGTCTGACAAGGAAACGCTACTCGAGCAAGAATACGTTATCGAGACCGTCTGCCGAGATCTTGAGCGTGAGGGATATTCCGTCCAGCCGATTCTTATTCCAGCTTGCGGTGTCGGAGCCCCTCACAGGAGGGACAGGGTATGGTTCATTGCTTCCGACCGTTCAGACGCAAGGATTGAAGGTTTGCGACAAGAACGGAAAGACAAGGTTCATGGATGTCTCGTTGCTTCCGACACCGACGGCCCAAGATTTCAAGCGAAGGGGACCGAACAGCAAACAACAGGGATTACCGGAGGCGGCCTACAAAAAGATGCTACCGACACCTACGGCGAGAAGCTACAAAAATGGCTCAAAAATAACGGACGGGAGATCGAGGAGGAAAATATCGCAAGGCTGGACAATGGAGTTGAACGATCTTGCTGTATCAATGCTTTTGCCGACTCCGACAATGAGAGACTATCAACCATCGGTATCACCGACAGGGTTAGTTCGGAAGAACGGGAAAAGAAGAGACGATGCCTTATGCAATATACCAGTAATGATAGGCCGGCATTGTCAGCAGAACGGTGGAAAGACTTCCCAACTCAACCCCCTGTTTGTGGAAGAGATGATGGGTTACCCTTTGATGTGGACTACCTTGCCATTCCTTTCACAAAATGGAGACAAGAGTCAATAAAAGCCTATGGAAATGCGATAGTTCTACAAGTAGCATTTGAGATATTCAAGGCAATAGAGGCATCAATTCATTCATCATAGTTGAAAACTGCATTCATCTATGATGAGAGCAATAAAAATCAAATATTATGGCTATAAGCGAAGTTTACAACGAGGATTGTATGGACTATATGAGAAACATTCCTGATAATTTTTTTGATCTAGCTATCGTAGATCCACCGTATGGTATAGGAGAGGACTGGAAGAAAAGGAATAATGGGTATAAATTCAAGGATACATCCTATAAGAATAGCCCTATCAAGGATGCGTCATACTTCGATGAGTTAAAAAGAATTAGCAAGGATCAGATCATATGGGGATATAATTATTACACCCAATATCTAGGAAATACCAACTATTTGATTGTTTGGGATAAGATGAGCAACAATAACGATGTGTTTAAATACTCGAAATGTGAGATAGCCTACGTGTCAAAAAAAATCCCATGCAATCTTGTTTCCATTCCGTGGGATGGATATAGGATGGGGCATGAGACCGGAAAGAGAAAGATACATCCACACCAAAAACCGCTCTCATTGTATTTATGGATTTTGAAAAATTACGCCAAGCCCGGTGACAAAATTTATGACTCTCATTTGGGGAGCGGAAGCAGCCGTATAGCCGCCTATAAAATGGGTTTTGATTTTTACGCAACCGAGATAGACAAGGAATATTTCAATGCCCAAGATAAAAGGTTTAAGGAAGAATGCCTAGGTGAAATCATATTACCTAGTGGTAAAAAGATAATACAGACATCAATGTTTCAATAATAAATAAAACGATCATGAAAATGGAAAAAGAAACTATAAAGAACAAAGTATTTGAGATCATAAAGAGTAGACTTTTTCACAAAGATACGCCACTTACGATGGAATCCAAGCTGGAGGATGATCTATGGATGGACAGTCTTGACGAGATAGAGTTATTAATGGAATTAGAGAAAGAGTTTGGCATATCGATCCCTGATGATGATCCCGGACGATGCCTTACCGTAAAGGACGTTGTTGATTATATAATCCGGAGGATGAAAGAATGAGAAATAAAGAACTAATCGCTCTACTCCAAGAGCAAGACCCGGAAGCGGAGGTAATGATCAGAACGTCCGATGGAGAGTATGAGTACGATCCGGTGGATGTTACGTATGAAGAACAAATCGAGTGTATAATTATTCAGGAGGGATAGATATGAACTTGTTTAACGAAGAGATAGAACAACAAGCTATAGAACGTATTCAAAAGTTCGCTAAAATAGCGAGAGCCATGGGATTCGAGGTGTGTCTTGGATTCTCCGGAGGGAAGGATAGCCAAGTATGCTATGACTTGTGCAAACGCTCTGGCATAGCGTTCAAGGCTTATTTCAATCGTTGCTTCGAGAGTAATATCACTATTCGGTTCATAAGGGAAAATTATCCGGATGTAATATTCCGAAAAAATGTAAAGGAAGGATTCATTCGCAATATCAGAGTAAATCATAAAGGTCTTCTCCCTACCGTTCAATCCGCATATTGCTGCGTGGATTACAAGCACAACCCGAAGTCGGTAGATTATTGCAGTATTGTCGGGGTACGGAAAGCTGAAAGCGCAAAACGGAGGGAAAGGACAGCGTTTGGAGCGAAAAACAAAACCGTGATGAAACAAAACAAAGCGCTGTTCAATGATTACTTCGAGGATCGGTGCCAGTCTATCGGAACACCCGGAATAATACAATTGAAACCTATTATTGACTAGACTGACGCAGACGTTTGGGATTATATTAAGAAGTATAATTTGCCTGTCAATCTTGAATATGAAACCTCAAAGCGTGTGGGATGCATTGTATGTCCGAAAGCAAACTTCACGTCAAACAGTATAGGACTGATGAGATACCCTAAACTGATAGACGCTTTCATATTGGCAAGGGAAAAAGGACGCTTAGATATAGATTGGGTTATCTCTTCGGCAAATCTCGATTGTAAAGACAACAAACCCTACTACATCTGCCGCTGGCTCAACCACTCATTCATGCCGTTCACTAAAAAGCAAGAGGTATTGTACGAGAAATTTAGAGAGAAATATGACAATATAAAAAGGAATAAAGATGGAAAATAAAGTAAAACAATGTCCCGAGTTTCCCTTTTTCGGCGCATCTTATCCAGACGCAATATGCTGTGACGGCTATCTATGGGATCTTGACTCATATGATAGCGAGGTTGGGGGATTGACCGTAGGCGGCGATGTCCCCTGCCCTTTCTGCAAGACCGAGGAGTTTATAGAGTACGATCCTTTTGGCGCATTAGGAGAAGGACGTGACAAAAAGATAGGTCGTGAATGGTATTTATCTTACATCGATGAATTGAGGGAAAGATATGGCTAAAGAATACGCTATAGGCGAGACGTTTCGTCAAGGGAAAGTTAATCTAAAGGTTTGCAAGGGACTTTGTACTGACTGCTATTTCTTTAGTAGACCTAAAGGAGAATGCGCAAATATGGCTTGTTTGGATTTCCAAAGAGAAGATAATCAAGATGTAATATTTTTAGAAGTGAAGGAGGAATAGAAATGAGTTGGGGAATGAACGTCAGGCAAACCAATGATAACGGAGAGAACACCGTTATTGAGGTCTGGTTCCATGATAATTTTATAGCCTTTCATTATCATGGATGGATAGACAAAACGCAAAGGAAGATAGCGGAGAAATGTACACGTCACCGTTATATATGGGGTAAGTACTATGTCGCAATGGAGACAATCCTACCCTTCTATGCAGTGAGAAAGTTTCTAATAACACCAAAATGCTGGATTAACTTTATTAAGTGGTTTTATAGGGCTTGGAAATACAATAGGAGGATAAAGCATGAAGAAAATAATGTTCAATGATCGATTTAACCTAACCAAGTTAGTCCTTGAAGGTAGAAAGACACAGACAAGGAGACTTGAACTCGACTGCAATACAAGATTTTATCTTTATAACTATGAGGGTTCATATCCGAAAATAGAGGATAATAAGATTTGTATTTATTCCGATGACGGTTATCTCCTTGCCTCTAAAAATACTCGGTATAAAATCGGAGAAGAGGTTGCCATAGCGCAAAGTTATAAAGAACTCGGATATGACGCTGATGCTCTTGACAGAAGCCCTAAAGATTGGAAAGTGATTAGGGGTACCTTGGGGGAATCTAAAGGATGGAACAATAAGATGTTTGTCCGTGCGGAAGCTTGCAAACACCATATCCGTATTACTAATATCAAAGTTGAGAGATTACAGGATATATCCAACGAGGACTGTTTGAATGAGGGAATAACGATGACTATGCACAAATCCGCCGACGGAGAATGGGGAAGATATTATTGGCATCATGGAGTTACACGTTCTAATTGCCCTCATGGACAGTACAAGGAATATGATACTCCATTAGAGGCTTTTTCTTCATTGGTAGATTGCGTGTCTGGTAAAGGAACGTGGAAATCGAATCCTTGGGTGTTTGCTTATGAATTTAAACTGATAGATTAATATGATAACGGAAGGGAAATTATTATTAGCGGCTGTGCTGTATCTGCTGCTTATATTTACCGTTTCAGGTATTATTTATTCGTTAAGGTTCCGATGGTATAAAACGCATAGCAACTTGTCCGATTATGGAATCCGACAGATGCTTGATTTCGGAAATTATTTAATGTATTCGTTTATAGGTGCCACAATAATAATGTTTATTGTTGGTGTAGTAATGAAAATTATAGAACTATATAATGTGCCAATTAAGTAAAAAATATTCTATGAACCTACCTGTTTAGATTCGAAAACGGGATAAATGTAATATTAATGCCAAGTTTTAAATGATATGAATCAGATTTGCACAAATAAATCACAATCATCCCGGCTATTAGAGGCGGGGGTGAGACCGGAGACGGCGGACATGTATCTTGACGAGTTCGAATTGCCGGTAGCATTTGAATATGGACGGATAGTTGGACATATGGATCAATACAAGACATCCCCTGCTTGGTCTCTATCCAATCTAATCGGGATGATGCCTAAATCATACCAAGATGATATTGACGGAATGGTTTATTACCTATCCGGAAATTTCGTCGAGTTCATGTACGCATCGGACGAGATCGAGGACGAGGAAGGTGACAAGACTTACACTTGCGCAAATTCCTTTAACAAAGAGAACCTGATAGATAATGTAATTGACGCTATTGGGTGGCTCATAAGAGAAGGGCATCTTGATAAGAAATACCTAACATATAAATGCGGAGACTGCAAACTTATCGAGGATGAAGACGCAAACGGGGAAGCTTGGTGTTCATTTCACCAAAAGCCGGTAAGATGCTACAGCGAGGCTTGTGAGGATATATTAGAGAAAGGAGGATCAAATAATGCGTGAGATAAAGTTCAGAGGGAAGAGAGTCAATGGAGGTGAATGGGTGAAAAGCATGACCATTTCGCATGGAACCATTGAAAGGAAAATGAGCAAAGTCTTTTTTGAGATCAATCCCGGTAAATGGGTTGGTATCATCCCTAATACCATAGGCCAGTTCACAGGCCTAAAAGACAAGAGCGGAAAGGAGATTTACGAGGGAGATTTAATAAAAGCCCCAAGCGGACGTATTTATGCCGTTATATTCTCAACATGGAAACATGAAGAGAAAAGAGAGTTTCCAAAAGTAATTGACCTGTACGAACACACTGGATGGTGTATCTCATTAGATGGAATCAATCCATGTGAATTGCTAGATTCGGAGGTGTGCCAAGGAAGTATCATTGGGAATGTTTATGACAACCCCAAACTACTGAAAGGAGGATCAAATGATTAAGACGATACTACCCGCAGTCATTATGCTTTCAGTAATATTCATATTATCCTCCGGAATGACTATCCAGTTCAAGCCATTCCATATATCTTTTACACAGCCTTTCTTCGGCCTAGGATTCATATTGATGATAATAGGATTTATGTTATGCTTAGGTTCTTTTTATTTCAAGGGCCGTGATAGTATGGGATATAACAAGGGGTTTGAAGCAGGATGCGAATATGTGATAGGTTTAATTAAAAAAGAAAATAAATATGAGCAAGATTGATTTCAACGCACTCCGTGACCGTGCGTACAAATGCGCATGCGATCACGGGTTTCATAACACGGAGTTGAGCAATGGGCATCTTCTGATGCTAGTGATAACAGAGCTTTCGGAAGCCGTGGAAGCGGATAGGAAAGGGAAATATTTCAAAGGTATATCGACTTTTGAGCGTGAGTTTAACCGTTATTCCGCTTTAGTTGATGAAAACAAACGTTTTGAATGCGCATTTGAGAAATATGTCAAGGATACGGTATCTGATGAAATGGCCGATGCGGTTATCCGTTTGCTAGACCTTGCCGGATTGATAGATATCAGCCTTGAAGATATATACGATTTCATGGAAGAACCGGAATATAAAGATTGGGATGATGCTTTAAAGGAAATGTCTTTTACTGAGAGGATGTTCTTTTTGACATCTATCCTAACCGAGGATAGAGATATAGCCGAAGTTATCAAGGCTTCGATCGTAGTTATATTTCTTAATGCGGACTTACTGTATGTAGATTTCTTATGGCACATCGAGCAGAAAATGAGATACAACGAACTAAGGGAGAATAAACATGGAAAGAGATATTGATATGAGACAGACAGTAGAAGAGGCGGCTCATCTCTTCGCTGAAAGCAGGAGTAGCGGTAGTGCGTTCCCTGCATATTATCATGGATTTATAGCCTGTGCAGAATGGGAAAGGCAAAAAGCTATCAATGCGCACTTTAAAAGTTGCCCAAACCTATCTAAAGGCTATGATCGGATGTGCAATAATTCTTTTGATTGCGATCAGAATTGTGAGTACATGAAGTCTTTTATTAGCCTATTAGGGAAATAGTATTAACCGAGCCTTCACATGGAGGCTCATAATCTAAAAATAAATGAGCTATGACTAAAGCAGAAGTAATTGAAATGGCAGAAAAACATTCAAAGGCGGCCATGTTTCAGGAGAGCTATTTGGCCGGATTTCAAGCAGCATGCAATATTGTGAGACAGAAAATTCAAACCTGCTACAATGAGGATTTTTGCGATGAAATGGAAGCACTCTCTCAGGTTGCTTACATGGATTTAAGTTCAGATGATTAACAACTAAAAATAATTGAGATGAGTAAATATACAGCAAAACAAATTGCCGAATCAGATGATCTGTTTGAAAAGCAAATACATAAAGTCAGAAAGTTTTATTTGAGTCGTAATCCTGATAAAATGATGATGCTTGAAGAAAGGAAAGCTATTATCAAAGAACGGAATAAAACTCTTTCCCCGGAATATGACAAGGAGTATTATTGTGGAACCTGTGGAGCTAAAGACGGTGCGGAGCATCCTAAAACCGGATATTGCTTTCACTGTGATACTGATAACTGGATTTCAAAGAATAACTAACAGCTAAGAATATAAAGTACGAAATGGTATTATCTCCAGAAACAGTCAACGCCTACAAGGAACTGTTGACAAATCCCCAAAAACATGGCTTATCATTTAAACCATTGCATGAATGTTTTGAAGAAATAGAAGAAGTAACCCCAAAACATTTATTGTTTGAAGACTTCGCAAATTACCTTCAAAAGCCTTTGCCCAAAGTGATATTTTATATCATAATGGATGAATTGTACTCTCATCTGATAGATAAGGATGAGAAAACGAAAGACTTAGGATATAGATTGAAATTGATAGCAAAACCGTAAGAAATCATGAGTAAAAGTAATCATCAAATCGAAGTTGAAAAACTTAGCAAAATAGAATCTGAACTGCTCAGATTAATATCTGACTCGGGAAACGAGGAATTACAAAATAAGTTTCTTGAGTGGCAGAGACAAAGAGCTATCTGCAATGTGTCATTGGTTACGGAATTAGAGCATTCTATTAATAATAAATAACCATGAGATTAAGACACGCCAGCATATGTATTGGACGGAGGCCGGGAAGAAGTTCATCCTTGATTTGTATAACCTTAAAATTTCAGCCTAATGAGAGATAAACCTTTTTATGAGCTGTTATCACGCATAGATGAAGACAGTTTATTGGCCAACTTTTTCAATAAGGTGTTAGGGAATTTGGATATGGCGAGAATCATATCCGCACCCCGTACTTTTCGTCATAAAGATGATGAAAATAGCCGATATTGCATTGATCTTTTTTATGATACATGCTTGTGGGAAATGTATCTTCATCAATTCATATACAAGCTGAATGGATGGATAAAAACACTGGATGAATACCTGACAGAGTTTGGTGGGAGCTGGAAATATTACGCTTCCTCGAAACGTGTCGAGAGCGTTAATGAATATGGCGGCGATGACGATGACTATAACGAGGATGGAAGCGTGAAAGTCATGGATATTCCCAATGACAGGCTTGAGCCTTACTCAGTCATAAGGGAGTTGGTCTGTGATGATTGGACAGATATAGTTCAAGAGACCATCCCGAAAGATTTGGAGAGGCTATACGGATGCCTACAAGCAGAGGCTAATTTATCCATAGCGGATTTTTTCAAGGACAAAATGGGAGTTGATATACCTATGTATCAAAAAGATGACAATGGCAATATGGTTAAGATGGGATTCGCAGACAAAGTATTGCATAAAGCCGCTGAACAAAACAATTCAGAGGTCATGGGATCGTATGTATTGTTGGCATGCTATTGTATGCATGATCTTGTCTCCGCCATAAAATCGTTAAATCCATTTGAAGACAACGTGGAGGCATTGACTAGCGTAAGGAATGACTCAGTGCGGTTTCTATCCATGTCCTTTAGTAATATGGATGTCGTAAAAAAATACATGTCATCATAACAGGCACATCAAGGCCATCTAAATGCAATAGGTTTTGATCAATATGTCAAAACCTATTACTTATATCATATAATTTTATCGCAAAAAATGGAACAGCAAGATATTTCATTATCCTATGGGATACACCGTTCTCCATCTATCGGAAACGAGGGGGAATTATCAGAATGTGTAAATTTGATACCCAAGAATGGTGAGTTGGTGAATATACAGCCTCCGAAAGAATTAGGCATAACCCTTCCGGAAGGATCGATACTTATGTACGTGCATCGGACAAAGGATTTCCTTCACTATATCTTTTTCCAGACGAATGTTTTACGTTATGCGGATACGGACGGAACGACCCATCTTATTGGAGCGAACCAATATGACAAAATTCCCAAAGCTATCACGTCCATAGGAAACACCTTGATTGTAATAAGCGAAGATCCTATAAGATATTTACTTTGGGATGGAGAGTTTTATAAGGAATTAGGAGATAAGCCCCCCTTCCCTATCCTGTCATTCGGATTGGTAGGATCATTGGATAAGACCGAACAATTGTCCGTATCCGTTGATCCGCCCTATGATGGAGCCTTTACGGAAGATCAACTATCAACTATCAGTAATTCCGTGATGGGATATGTCTCAAAATTTATCAGGGAGAGAAGTGTAGATCGAGGCATGTTTATATATCCGTTCTTTATTCGTTACGCTTATAGACTATATGACGGAACGTCTTACATGCAATCAGCCCCGATACTGATGATACCATCGTCCGGAGTAACTCCTCACGTTCCATTTACTATTGACGTGGACACAGAGGATTTTGACGCAAAGATCATTGTAAACTTCATTATATCCTCAGTGGTATGCTCCATTAATTACAAAGTCAGCGGAATGGGGAATCAAAGGGAATGGTGGAAGGACATAGTTAAAAGCCTTGATATATTCATAACGCCGCCAATATACACCTTTGATTATTATGGGGAGATTAATGGGGCACAAAAAATATCAGACGATAACGGTTTCGGGGTGTACTCTATTGGTGGAGGATATTACAACAGGCATACATTCGAGGGAGCCTTGTCCATAGCCCTGCCGGGATCAGGTTATACCGATCAACTCGTCTTACCCGGAAAGGCCATGGATAATAAGGTGCCGGATAATTCATTGTTTTACAAAGTAGCAAGCATAGCGTATGAGGACTTGTGCGGTTATAACGGGGGTGAAAGACGCTCTCTCACTTTAGAGGATAATGTGCTGGAATCGTTGCAAAATCGAGAGCAACTTGTTGACGCGGACGGGTACCAGAATTTAGATTGGCTAATACCTGATTATTCCTATACTTATAACCAGCGGTTAAATATAGCTAATATAAAAAGGATACTATTTGACGGTTATCCTCCGGAGTCCATGGTAACGTACAACGACGGTAGCAGCACGTTGAGCATAAAGGTTTTCATAAGAGAAGGAGAAAAGGATATCGTCGTTCAAACATCCTCCTCATATAACCTTGGTATCAATTTGCATTACCTATATTACCCCAACGCTAACGCATACAAGATGGTGATAACACGAAACTCGGACGGATACCAAGCGATCGTTACCCTCTCTCCGCATAACACGCTGAACGGGGCTTACTATTTCGACTCATACGCCCCGATCATATTTAAACCGGGCAGCGATAGCACACCAATATCAACGGACAAGTCGGTCAATATGCCAAACAAGATATATACGTCCGAGGTCAATAACCCGTTTTATTTCCCGTTGGCGGGAATAAACACGGTGGGAACCGGTGAGATCGTAGGTATCCGATCCACCACGAAAGCGCTGTCCCAAGGGCAATTCGGGCAGTTTCCCTTATACGCTTTCTCTTCCGATGGGATATGGGCCTTGCAATTATCGGACGCGGGATTGTATTCCTCCATCCAACCTATAAGCAGGGATGTTTGCAATAATCCGGATAGTATCACGCAACTGGATTCCTCGATAGTATTCAGTACCGAGCGTGGCCTTAAATTATTGCAAGGCTCCGATATCAGCCTTTTATCGTCATCGTTGGAAGGAGTAAATATTGATGAGACATTCTTTAATGTCAACCCGGATTTTAGCGATCTTTTCATCCCGGACACGGAAACTTTCGTAGAGACATTGCGAGCTTGTAAGATTGCCTATGATTATACGAATTCCCTATTGCATATTTATCCCAAAGGGACTAGAAAGCATTATGTATATTCTTTGGACACCGGGGAATTCTCCACTTTCGTAGGGGAAGAGGTCAAGGCCATGGCGCAAGATTATCCAAGCTCGGTAGTGCAAATAGGTAACGTTTTGTACTCACTGGAAAAATATATCTCTGAAGATACCAGAAAAGGCATAGCGATCACACGTGCCTTGACGTTAGGAGATCCTTTCTCTTTAAAGGTACTAGTCGATCTTAGGACGTTGGGTTTACGAAAGGATGAGTCCTCAAAAATCAAGATAGCGGTATTCGTAAGCGCGGATAGGAAAAATTGGTCTCGGCTTAAATCTCTTAGGCAAAGGGCTTTTAAATACTATCGGCTCGTTTATTTCTCAAACCTATATGATTTAGATACATTATCAGGAACCAGAGTAAGATTCGAGACTAGAAGGGATTGGAGGATGCGTTAAAGTACCCCTCGGCCTAGCCGGGGGTATATGTCATTTTTTTTGCTTGTAACTGGCCGCTACCTTCAACAACTCAATAGCGGAATTAGTGTTTTTAGCGTCCTCGAACTTTATAGAGGATACCTTTGGTACCACGAACTCACTAGCTTTTAAATAAACAGCGCATTTATCCTTATCCTTTAGCTTGAGGAAAGCTTTCTTGAACTCTTCCTGATTGTCGATTACGAAATCACGGAAAAAATTCTTTATCTCCGTGTTCTTATTCCGGGTTCCCTTCTCCCTTCCTCCCATCTTCATGTGACCATTCTCAAAACCTTTTCCCATGATTTATAATCTGAAATAAACATCCTTAACCTGTGTCTCCCTTGCCTCGTTTATGATATTTCTTCGATCCTCCTCCTTTTGAGAGGCGTACATCTGTACCCTAGATGGATCTACCATCCTATACCAAAAAGATAATACGCTATCAACCACGAAACGGTGGATATAAACGGCCAATCTCCTCGGATCTCCACGCCATCCTCTTTCCATCACCAAGTTTATGATCCATTCCCTATCATCCTTCACCTCGTCCGTTACGGCGCGGCTCTGAACCCAAGGTGAAAACGCCCGTAAATGGCCGGTAGCCTCCGACAACGCATCATTCACTTGACGAAACATCCAATCCGCCGTTTCCTCTGAGGTCTCCAGCCCAGCTCTTTCCTTTCCGGGAAGGCCCGATACATCCCCAACCTTCCATGTCTCGAAATCCACGTCATACTCAATCTCGCACCTCAATAGCGTTATCGTTAACTCAAATCCACGCATATCGACACGTGGCTGTATGATTTTCCTGTCTCTCATATTTCTCCTGTTTCTATAATGACATCATCAACAATGACATCATCGATATCCTTAAACGGCTTCCTCTTGCACTTTCGAGGAGCTTTCCTTGAATAGGCGGTTTCCTCTATCATGGACGCTATACCCTTTAACTCCTCCTCTAGCTTTCCGGCTAGTTCCTCAAAGTAAATCAGGCACCAATTCCAAAGGACGAACCACACCACGTATTTATGGATCAAGGTCGCCAATGACTCACTATCATATCCTCCACGACGATCCTTCATGCGCAACACCCAATTCACGGCATCGGTATCCAATGAGTCATCCGAATCGCCGGGCATATCCTCCAAGATACCGGACAAGGAAACCTTTAAGGTCGCCACCGCCTCCTCTATCTTGCGTCTTATAAAAGTATCATCGGCCTCGTTATCATCGGACTGCGAGGAGAATCTTTTACCGGGATCCTCCTTTCTCATATCTCCCAGCCTCCACGTCCACTGGTCTATGTCATGCTTTAAATATGTCCAACCTAGATTTATGTCCATATCATGCTTTTTTTAATAGCGGGGGATTCTTCCTGTATATGTTCTTCACGCACATGACGGACATATCCTCCCACAAAGATTTATAAACCCCTATCCTATCAGGCTTCCGATCAGAAAGCCAACTCATCATGGAATAACCAACCAGAGCGTCCAACAGGTTCTCGTCCAGTTTCCTGTTGACGTTCCAACGTGTATCCTCCGTCCTGACCTCCCATACGAACCCTTCTTCCGAGTAAGCGGAAGAGGTTATGATTTTGGACATGCCTTCCTCCAACGACCTTGCCGCTTGTTCCAGATATGTCCTTATAAGAGGCCTGTCCTGTTCCGTTATCTTTATCTTTAGATATAGGCTTTCCCCGCTATCCCCGACGAGATCACGTCCCTCGAAGCTGGATAGCATCTCGCATTTATTTATCGCCTTTATATATTCAAACTCATATGTCATTTGTGATCCTTTTCTGGCAAAAATAGGGCTTTAGGTATGATTATTTTGTTATTTTGGTTATTCTGACAAAACCAAGTGCTTTTATTCGATTTATTTGCGATTAAAAAGATCAATCATGAAACGACTTATTCCTAAATCACGGTTTTCCCGACGCCCCACGACGGTTGATAGCGTCAAGCACCGCGTCAAGATATCAGGCACGGACAAGACCAACATACCTTTACTGTCTAGGTGCCAAAACGCTTGGGAAAACCTTAGCGATTTCAGGGCAACCCGTCTTCGTAATTTCCGTTACGTGTTCGGTGACCAATGGGGTGATATCGTGGTGGACAAGGACGGGAAAAGAACGAAGGAACGCGATAGGATAGCGAGGCGTACGGGAGGGGTCGCTTTGCAGAACAATCATCTTTTCAAGATCGTAAATACTTTGGCGGGGTTATACGCAAAGACCGCTACCCTTCCCGTATGTTTCGCCCGGCAGAAAGACGCGGATACCAAGTCACAGATGATGACGGACGCTTTACAGACCAACTGGGAAAATAACCTTATGAAAGATGTCCTCACCTCTGAGATGATAGAGTTTATTTGCGGTGGATGCGCCGTGGTAACGGAAGAATGGTCTAGCCATGACGATATAGAGGACAGCTACACCTACGTGGTCAACCCTTCCTATTTCTTCTATGAGTCGAAAGCCAATGATCCAAGGCACTGGGATGATTCCTTGATCGGGGAGATCCGTGACTATACATTAGGCGAGCTGGCCTCGGTATTAGCGGAGTCCGAGTATGATTACAGGCAATTGGAGGAGATTTACTCACCTTGGCTCAATCGTATGGAAAATCTGGGAACCCAGCAGACGGATCGTTTCATGGACGAGTCTTTTGACACGCCTCCCGCCGCCGACCTGTGCCGGACCTACCATGTTTGGACACTGGAGAACAAGCCTAGATACCGTTGCGTGGATATCATGGACACCGATGATCCTATATACAGGATAGAGCTTAGCGATCTTCCTGTTATCAAGAGAGAGAACGAGGATCGTATGCGTATGGGAATATCTCAGGGATTACCACCGGAGGAGATTCCATTGATAGAATACACCTATATAATAGATCAATATTGGCATTTCCAAATGCTATCACCGGACGGACGTGTACTTACCGAGTATGACACGCCTTATGAATATAAGTCTCACCCCTATATTTACAAGCTACACTATTTGGTGAATGGACGGACAGTTCCTTTTATTTCCGTTATCATAGATCAGCAACGATACATCAACCGGCTGATCATGCTTAACGACTTGGCTATCCAATCAGCGGTAAAGGGAGTAAAGATGATCCCTAAAGACTCCGTTCCGGACGGGATGTCCAATCGTGAGTTCGCCGAGCAATTCGTTGAAATCGGATCATTTATTTTTTACGAGCCGTCCAAGAGCGGGAACAAACCGGAAGTCATAACATCGAACTCTACCAATATCGGTACCACGGAGCTATTGCAATTACAATTGAGTTTCATAAACGATATAACGTCCGTGTCGGAAGCCTTGCAAGGGAAAACCCCGTCGGGATCAACAGCGGCAAGCAGATATGCCATGGAAACACAGAACTCCACGACCTCTATCGCCACGTTACTAACAAAGTTTTCCACGTTCGAGGCCGAGATAGCCCGTAAAAAGATGAAAACGATCCATCAATATTATCAATCCCCAAGGAACATATCGATGGAGAGATCCGCGGGTTATACCACTTATAATGAGTATGACCCGAAGACAGTCCAAGATATAGATTTCAAGGTCAACATCAAGGAATCCGCTGAATCTCCGGTAGCTAGAATGATGTTAAACGACTTGGTGAAGGAATTATGGATGGCCGGAGCCATTTCTGCGGAGCAAATGTTATCACTATCATATTACCCCGGATCAGACCAGATACTTCAGTCCATTCAATCCAACAAACAAGCGGTTGAGCAAGGTGGAAATATCCAAGGTGTCCCAGCTGATCAAATGAACGCAATCAACGGACAGGTTAATCAAGATGCGCTCAATAAGGCACGACAAGCCTTGATGTCAGCATAGAGGATAAAGTGTAATATCACTTTCTTTTCCCTTCTATGCTCATCAGATGCCCGATCCTAGCCTTGACTTCATGGAAGTTAATAGGCTCGAACGACAACGATTCTATAAGGCGGTCTATCTCCCGTCTTACAGAATCGTTTCTTTTCTTGTTATGTGATCGTGTCCTAATCATCCATGGCACACATATAAATCCATACCTTGCCTTCAGGAGCATCATCGTCAAGGAAATAGAAATTTATAGCGTCCTCGATGATTTTCTTTTCAGCGTCATGGTCAAACCATTCCGTGAATTTAATCTCCTTGTCATGCCAGTTAGCGTTAAGAGCAACGTACACATCCCATATGTTGGTATTTCCCGGTATGCTCATGCCTTTTATAGCGGTAGCCACCTGCTCCATATTCCAGTGCTCGCCTTTATGCTCTCCCGCCTTGCCTTTATGACGCATTGCCGCCACGTCCATCCTAGCAAAGCACTCATTATAATGAGGCCCACAAAACACCTCATGTAAATCACGCATAGCCTCGTCATACGCTTCCGGGTCTTTCTCCCTTAACTTTTCCATTGCCTCCTCCATCACGTCTATGGAGGCCCACATCTTCTTCTCGGAGCCTAGTCCCTTGGCTTGGTACTCCCTTATCTGTTCCTTGTATCTCATATCTCATATTATTATTCGGTAAATATTGATTTCAACTCCAAAAAATCCGCTTCCGTTATACGGATAGCGTTCGTTTCGCCTAGGATAAAATTCATAAGAGCGTTATCCGGAAGTTCCACCAATATAGATCCCTCCCCGATCGTACCCTTCAAGAATCCTTGCTCGAACTTATACGGCTTCATGCTCTTGAATACGTTCATAGCGTCATCGAATAGCTCTTCCTTGTCATAATTGCCATTCTCGTCAGCCGCAAACAACATGAATCCTTCCACTTTCTCAGTGATCTCCTTATCCTTTTGCACGAGGATGTTATGGACACCCCTTTTAAGATACTTTCCAAGAGGCTTGAACGCCGTGTTTCCGGAGACGAAAGAGTCAACCCTTTCCTCCGCCCATATCTCCACCGAGTTAATTAGCCTGCTTTTTAGCTCTAGAGCTTGTTGCTTTAGTTCCATAGGACTCTTTCTTTAATTGTTCCACTTCCTCTCTCAAGGTACTGATAGCAGACCCTTGTCTCTTGACCTTATCGATCAATTCGATAAGCATACCTTCCTCACGTGTCATTTCTTACCTCCTTTTCCGCTATTCTTCAATTTAAGGAAGTCGGCGTATGGCATATCGGCGTATTTGGCCGTGTACTCAGCGAACAACGCCATGTTCTTGTTAACCTCCTCTGAGGCCGATTTCTTTATCTTCTTGGCCATTCCCAACAATTCCTCCAAGGCGGCCTTTCCGTCCTTGCTCTCCTCCACCAACGGACGCATGATGCGCATGTATTCACGGTTAAGGATAGCCATTACCTTCTGGTAGGACTGTTGATACTCCGGATTGTTATTGACCATTTCGAACTCGCTATCCGACATCTCGCTAACGAGCTTATCTATCTCGTCCCACACCGGATTACGGCTTTGGGCCTGTTGCGCAGAAGGGTTAAGCATACGTTGCTTCTGGATCTCCATCTGTTGCTGCGCTTGCTGGAGACGCTGAATGTTTGCTTCTATCTCGCTTATATTCGGATTATAAGGATTGCTACCTAATACAGGGTCACTCCCCCCTAAAAAAACATTTGTCTGCATGATAATACTGTTAGTGGTTAAAAAAAGGAAAGCGGCAAGCGCCCCCCTAGGGAGCACAAGCCACTAACTTTACCTTAAGCCGTAGGTGCCGGAGCGGATGCCGGGCATGAGCACGGATTGTAGCTAGGATAGCCTGTTACCGTAGGGGTATTTGGCAATACCAATTCTCCCGTGATCATACGGCTGGTTCTACGATCGGTGTAATTGACACTAGCCGTGAACGCCTTCTCGATCTCGCATTGAAGCAACTTGTCTTGGTAAGGACGAATCGCCGAACCTACAGCCACCTGACACCTCAATTCATCAATCTGAGCCTTCAAGACATCGAACTGGTCTCTTTGGTTCTTGTATAGACCAAAATCAGCGTCTACCTGTGACTTGTACAATCCGAAATCAGCGTCTACCTGTGATTTCCACAAGGCGAATTTCTCGGCGATATCCGTCTGGCGGTGATCGTAATCGGCTTGCATACCTGAGACTTTCAATCCCCACATTGCGTTTGTAAGCGATAACGCCTCCTCACAGCCTTTCTCCCAAGCCATGAACGCTGTCGGAGCGCCTACCCCGGAACCACCACCGCCTCCTGTGGTCGTGTTGATGTTAACGTTCTCTGGCATACCGGCTCCCCAGCCACCGCCGAACAAGCCGCCACGGTTACGTGACACCGCCCAAGCTCCAAGAGCCGTACCAATGATACCCAATGTCAAGCCGGCGTTACCCACGCCCTTGCTTGCGTAATCCTTGTGCTCATCCTCATGGACGATCTCTTTCTCCTTAATAATTTTCTCTGCTTCCATATATCATGAATTTTATGGTTATTCCGGGTTATCCCGGACACCACAAAAATCCACAGAAATGCCTTGCTAAATAAATATCTCATTGCTAGCTTGTTGCGAGGTTGTTGCTAGTCCTTTGCGGAAGGGAATGAGACAAAAAAAGCCCCCAGATTTTTGGGGGCCATAGGAAGCATAAGGATAGCGGTTAATTATAAATTTATAGCCAATAATTCTTCTCCTAGCTTATGAAGGGCATTTTCTAATTTAACGGTTTGTTCTGGGCGTGGGTTACGCAAACCTGACGCATAATGCCATAATTGTTTTTGGTTTATGCCCGTAATACGCTCTAATCCTGCTTTGGTGAATATCTTTGAATAGAAATCCAAAAGAGATTTAACATCCATTTTAAACGCCAAACAATACTCACCCTTAAGCGCCTCTGGAATGGTATCGCCAAACTCATTACATTCATCTATTAGCACGTTAATAGAATCAATTATACATTTTTTTATTTCTTCCACGCTTTTACCTGTTGCCACGATGCCATCCACTTCTTGCAGATATGCCGAGTAATTATTCTCGGTTCTCTCGATTATAACAGTCAACGTTTTCATCTTGATATTTTTTTTAGGTTCATGTTTGCAAATTTATCACTCATCCAAAATGAAAGCAGGACTGGCTATATGTCCTGCTATCCATTGGATGTTAATCAAATTTTATCAAAGTCAGACTCGCTTAGCCCGGCTTGTTTTAATATTGATTTTAGCGTACCGATTGCTAGATCGTCACTAGGACTCCCCGGAATAGGAATAGAACGGGGTTCTCCGTCTTTCCTGAATATCCTGTGATCTCCTCTAGTTCTTATGTGCGCCCATCCATTCGCTTCCAATAAGGCCATAACAGCCTTGATCTTTCTTACCATGTGCTAATCCTTTTGGTTAATAAAATCATCATCTTGGATGAATGAACGCACAAAGATAACTATTTTTCTATCACCTACAATATTTTCGGTAACTTTTTTTCTATCATTAGTATAACATTTGAACTTTGAAAAAGTTGTAATATAATCATAACTATTCATTTATGTTATCTTTAACGCTCTCCACCGTCCTCCTCAGGTAGTAACTCCTCCTTATTCTGTCCGGGTACAAGTTACGCATCCTGTTGACCGCCTGCCTCGTCATCCCCGTCAGATCGGATATGATATTGTCGCTCAACTTGCGATCGGCCAGTATGGTTATAGCCACTCCCCTAGCGTCAACGTTCCTCTCCTTATTGTTGCTAAACATCATTACCGGATCGGTTCCGCACTCCTTGCAGACAGCCTCTATCACTTTTTTGTAAAAAATTTCCACCTTATTCATAAACTTTTTATTTCGTGGTTTGTTTTACTATCAAGCCGGGCAAAAAAAATGCACGGCAGAAAGACATATAAGAATCTTCCCGTCGTGCGTGGCATGAAAAAATAATCAAACTTCCGATCCGATTATTTAGGGAAGATTCTTTTTTTTCTTTATCTTCCCTTTCCGGTTCGTTCTCACGAAGTCACCATCAAACTAATATTAAATTAACCATGAACAAAAAAACGTCAACCCTTGTTATTCATATGACGAATTATTATTACTAGTTAATAGGGGCTTCCCGGACGTGAGTCATGGAGGCCTCACCAAATCCTGCAGAATCCACCCAATCCAACGTAAGGTGATAGTCCATGTTTCCCGATCCCATAACCGGCAATAACACCTATTCCCCATCTACGGGGGGTGATCGTCTTGGTTATATACTCAGTCCTTCTATAAACCTCGATGTAATCAAGATTAGGCTTATAGCCGGATATTGACAGCCGGTAATCATCCGTCTTGTACTCCTTTTGAGTTATCGGCACCGGGACATATATAGGTTCCTTAATCGTGTCACCGTCTAATGTAATGTAGACAGGAAAAGGCTCTGGTATCGTCCGCACCAATGTCTCGTAAACAGGATACGGGATACTGTCATGGATCGTGTCGGTTATTAATACGGTATCAGATTTAGACACGACTTTATCAGTCACATCCCCCCGGATATGGTAGCCAGCCGTGAAACTGGCTACCAAGCACACTAGTATTAATATTGCTTGCCACGGTTTCATTTTGCGATTCCCTCAATACGGATGCGCTCAATAAGGATTTGCCTATAAGCTTCCATCGCTCCGAATTGTGCACGTAGCAATACTTGCTTTTGCGTTGACAATCCTTTGAACATATCCGTACCAAAAAACTTACCTAGCTTTTCTTGTTTATCGGATAATTCGGACAATTCTATTTGGAGACGATCCGTAAACGTATCACAGACCTTATAAGCCTTCTCGAATGGCCCTGCTGGACTCCATGACTCGTAACCGTCTTGATACTTCACATGATATCCAGCATTTGACTTCTCGCTTTCGTTAGGTACTCTTCCCGCTTTAAGCAATCCTTTCTCAAAAGCTTCGCCCATTGTCATAGGTTCTGCTTCAATCTGTTTTGTTCCAATATATTTTTTCATCTTATTTTACGCTTACCTCTACAGCATTAGGTCTTGTTATTGTTAAAGTAAATTCCATCCAGCTATAACGTCCGACATTTCGGCCTCCCTACCGTTCTCGACCTTGCTCATCCCCGCTACTATCCGAGTCATTTGCTCACGATCGTTTATATCTACAGGATCATCAGCCGGGATGCCGGCGTAATCTGATACAAACTGGATATACTTTTCGGTATGGTTCTCCTCCGGAGGCGCCCATCTTCCTATCATCTTGCGAATCGTGTCAAGCTTATAGTTGTTATAGTAGTTCGACAGGATCTTAAAGATCGCCCGATAGCCATAGGCCATAGTTTCGAACTGCTTAAACGACTTGTCCTTGCTCGGACGTATCTCACCTTGGAACAAGTCTCCGTTGATCCGGATGTTTCCCGGGTTGTTGTTTCTCAACCCTCTAGGTAATTTTTTCTCTGCCATTGTTATTTTTTTATTACATTTGTGTACTTTATTACTTATCTCCTGCCCTATTGAGAAATATGGTCAGCGATGATTTCACACCAGCTCCCCTATCCTTTTAGATCTGGGGAGCCTTTTTTATTCTTTGTCTTGTTATACTCATCCAAGAAATTGACCTTGTTGATGAATTTTACGGCGGCAACCCAATACAAGAAGGCTATCACCTTGTTATCCGGGAATACCTTACCCATGTTCTTCAAGACATTGGTCCCGTAAAACCATATCATCGCCCACGTGATCCAAGACACGAAAGCCTTGGCGTTATCCTCCGATATATCCATCATCACGCCTATCCAGAATGAGATAATTATGATCAGAAAATAGATTAGCATGTACACCCAGCTACGGATAAACTTGCTTTTCCTGAAATCCCCGTGATCCGCAGCCAACCCCCAGAACGTATCGATGAAGGCCAGCGACAGGATCACCACCAAGAAGTTCTCGATCGGCGACACGAAGTCCATCGCCGTGACAACGGCGGCTATGGCGATGGACTTGGCCCAATTTGCGAGGTCTGATATGTAGGAGAAGTAGCGGTACATGATAATACTATAAATCACAGAGTTTTAATCCAACTTTCAATCATTGGGGCAGTATAATTATAACCTACAGTAGTAGGGTGTTGACCATCTGCATAATAATAACCTTGAGCTATATTTTCTTCTGGAGTTAAATCAGGATTCCAATATACACTCATATTTGGGTTCATTGGGCTTGTTTTCCATAAGTCTATATAAGGAATACCCCACTTTTCACAAACAAGTTTTATCTTATCAAAGAAATCCCTCCTATTTGAAACACTTGAATATTTACCTTTACCCATTTTAACAGCTATAATAAATCCTATCTTAGTGCCCGGGTAGTATGTAATAGCTTTAGAGAATAAGTAATCTAAAGCGCCATGGAATGTGGTATTATCAAATGGCCCATCAAAATCGAGTGGGTCAAATATACCAATTTGGATTTGAGATTCTAAGTCTGCATCATTGGAACCTCCTTCAAGAATTAAATAATCTAAAGCTGGATATTGTTGATGTATAGTATCTATATTATAACTAACCCAGTGTCTATTAATACCGCTACTTGTTGTTGTACCCGAAGTTATGGTAGCTCCACCAACTGAAAAATTCTTTCCTATCATTTTATTTTTTGACATAATAATGCTTGCCCAAGGTGTACCTTTGTCGCCAGCAGCAATACTATCTCCGTCCCATGCTATAATTTTATTAGCTAAATTATTTATTGCATTTTCCGATATATTTTCAACCTGTTTTTTTTGACTTTCATTAAGAATGAAACTTTCATTTAATATATTACCTCCTTGAGAGTAGGAAAAAGGATCAGGGAATATAGACTCCTCCGTAAGAATAATAGAATCTAAGTTTCTACCACAGTTAATCCTAACATAGGTATCCTCTGTAAATGAAAATGTAGCTGTACTATCATCTGGGGATAAATTAACAGTAAATGCAACAGGATTTAAACCATATTTATCAACTTTACAGCAGTTAATATTATTACCCATTCCTGCTTTATCAAAATTGTATTTATAAGTTATACCAGCTTTACATAATATAGGTTGCGATACAGAATAACCTTTACTTTCAATATAAGAAGAACCAGAAAAAAACTGATCCTTTAATATCATATCACTTGTCTTAAAAATCAAATTATCAGTAACATCAAAATAATCATTTATTTTTTCTATTGTAAACTTGTTTAGGTAATTTTTTATAGTAGGAGCAAAATCTATAGTAAGATCATGGTTCCATAAAGGAGACCTAGTCAAAGTAAAATTTTTTATACCTGAGTATTCTATTAAAGCACCTGCTTTATTTTTTTCATTATAAATAACACCATTACAATTATTGGCACATTCATCGAACGTATCATATGCATTCTCAAAAACAGTATAAACACCTGTTGGATTAAGATCAATATAGCAAGCATTATAATATTTACTATTAACAAATATACATAAATTCAATCTAATATTTTTAATATCACCAATATTTATATCTGGAACTACTAATTCTTTAATATACAAATTAGTTATACTATCATCAGTAAGTTTCAAACTACTCTCAATATAGTTTTTTATATTAGGGCAAGCATCAAGACTATAATAACTTGTAAAAATATTATCTTCAATTCTTTCATTAGTCCTTCTATAATTATTATTAATAGCTACAGCTGATCTTATAGGATTAGATCCATTTAAATATATATCATCAGTTAATCCAACTTTACATTCATCAAAAGTATCGTAAGAAAAATCAAATATTGAATCTTCTACTTTATCAGTATATTTATTGATTACATATAATCTATTGTGATATTTATTATCAGTCGCAAGGTAGTTTAATGCTAATGAGAAATATACAGGAAAATCTTTTTTAGCATAAAATATCTCCTTTATTATTTCATTAGTAATTGGATTACTACAAGTAAATCCTTGAGATTTAATGGTCAACTCTTTTGTCACCTCCTCCCTCAAGCTCGTCTCCCTCGCGTCCGTGCCAATCCACGCCCCCTCCTCATGATCAGCCGTGAACTCGTACAAGAGACCGCCGTAATTAACGATCTCGCCTTTTACGTAGGGCTTGGTATCGGAGAAGACTGGGTACGTGTCTAGGCCGACGATGGATGAAACAGCCTTTTGGCTCATGACCTCCGTCTCACTATTCCCGATCGTCTGCACCACCCCGGCGGCTATGCTTTGGAAAACCCCGTTATCTACCCATCCTGAATCGTTATACACGTACATCCGGTATATAGGATTCTTATGTTCCGTGTCCTCCGCTGCGTACGTAGGGCCTACCATGTAGATATCACCCTGTTTCACGCCCGTAGAGGGAAGGGCTGACGATGTAGCGACATACCCTTTTATATACAGGTCTTGCGTGAACGGCTTTGACAGGTCTGACCATGTTTTCTGATCCCGTGATATCTGGATCTTATTGTCTTGATAGCGGAACCAAGCGGCGATATACTCAGAGATCTCATTCCATACCTCTCCATCATATGAGTATCGCAGCTTGTTATTAACCGTACGAAGCATGGGAGTAAGCCCATTATCCCCTTTAGGTCCCTGTGCCTTGAAGCCGGTATCAACGCCATCTTGAAACCAATTTCCGTTAGAGCCTATGGTTATGTTACCCCCGACCGGAAGGGCGTCCGTTATCCTAGTCCAAGAGGAGTCAAGACGGAAGAAATCATCGGCGATACAAAGATCATAGGTGAGCTTCTCCGTTATCGTCTCATCGTCAAGGTTCTTGTAAGTGATTATGATACCCTTCCTTCTCATCCAGAAAGGTAACTGTACGCGGGTATCCCCCGCCGATCCCATCCAAGGCAAATACACGTTGTTGCATTTCCACAATATGGAATCAAGCCTCTCTTTCGTCCTAGCGTCATATACGGCCTGAATGTATGTCAACGGATAGATCGGAAAACGCTCGTTCTTATCCTTGGCCAGCTTGTCTAGCTGCTGTACGCTATCCCTCTCGTAACCCTCGCAAATATCTTTTCGCTCTTCCATGATGTATCGTGCTCTAGTTCGTTATACGTAAAATATGTTGTAGCCGGCGTTAAGTCTCAAGATCAAATCAAGGTCGTTAGCCTTTACCCAATCCTCGCCTTCCTTCTTGTAAAGGGCCAGCTTGAATACGCTCGTATTATCCAACTGATCTAATTTGTAGATGTTCCCGGCCAGATAGAAAGGCTTACCTACCATTATGCGCTGATTGCCGTTCTCCGTAAGATCGATGTTCTTACGGCCTTTGTACAATGTCCTTACCTTAGGCTTGTAGATAGAGAATACAAGCTTGAATATCTTTCTGATGATCGTGTATATGAATTGTCTCATGATTATAATGTTTTAATGGTTATACGGTAGCTCCGGTGGCATCGACCCAGTTCGTGCCTGTCCACCAAATAGGCTTACCTAATGTTGTGTCAAAAGTTGGAAATCCTACAGGTAACTCAGTAGTAGAAGGTCTTGAGGTCGATGTACAGGAATCTACACCCGAAACCAGATTAAATTTTTTATTGGCTGTATCAGTACACACATATAAACCTTTTCCATTTGCCCGAACAGTTCTATTTTGGTAAAGTGCTCCAATTCCACAACTAAATACACCATTTGGGTCTCCTTCTCCTGTAAATAGGCCTAAGTTACCCTTTAATAAAATGTCTCCATTTCGGGTAATACTTGTAACTATACTATTATCTGAGACAAAATAAAGATTATTTGTAATTGGTGAAACTCCTATTCTTTTCTTCGCTTCACCTGCCGTTAATAATATTTCTAATGTACCACTCCTAAGACTCGCATCAAAATGAACATTGGCATTATCCCTCCCTTCTACATTTCTAAAATTAAAATGATAATCTTGTGCTGGAGTACTCAAATTAAAACCAAAAAAAGCATTAGTTTTATTAATTACCATCATATTGGTAAGCCCATTTCCCCCTGCAATATTATTTCCTACTATCTTGAAATTAGAGAGAGCATCATCCCTATCCGTCCCATCAGGTTCTATTGTATTAGAACCTTGACCTATGCCCCAACAGATTTTCCCATTATTACCTACAAAATAAGTAGCTCTTCTGTTATTAGCCTCAACAGGATCTCTATCATTGCTAAGCATCATGTAAGGATGCCAATTAGCTCTCACCATGAATCCTCCTCCATCATGCTTGCCATCCATTGGGTTTCCTTCTGTCATAAAGAAGTTTCTAATCTGGGAGCCATCTCTTGATGGAAGATTATATGTATTCCCTTTTGATTCATCCTTTACGATGATATTATTAGACACAGTAGTATACACCCATGTAGATGGAGTATTTCTTTCATACCCATAGTTTATTTCTTGTGGAATAAGCAACTCCCCTCCACCAACGTTATCTAACTGTTTTATTGTTTCTTTTATGGAATCCAAATTTAGGTCTTTTGAGCTAGAAGGAGAAGCCCCGAACATCGTACATGATAAGTCCCCATTTAGAATGCCCGAAAGAGTGATATTATCAAAAATTCTCGATCCATCTTCCATTAAAGAAGTTCCATTCAATATTACTATTCCATTCCTCAAACTCCCCCCTTGGAATTTCAACACGCAATTCTCCGGCACCTCGATCGTCTGCCCAGCGAGGCAGTAATCGTACTGGATGATATAAATGGTGTTCGGTTTTCTCATCATGTGTTGCGTGAGCGTGTTCACGCCGTTCACGTAATGCTTCCGGAGATACACACGTCCCATGCCGGAGTAATCCTTCGGGGCGTATTCCTTGTCTTTTAATTTTAAGGTCTGGTTATCCGTAACGGTTATATCCTCCTCGTCCGGAAGGTTGGTTATGCTCTTGTTACCTATCAATTGCTTCGTAGCCTCGGAAAGATCGTCCGGATCGACGGAACCGGGCTTCAAGTCCGTTACCTGCTGGTTGGTGATGTCGATTATCTCGTTCCTCAATCCCCTCCGGGTGATATACGTATCACGGATAACGTTACCCTCATGGTCTCTCCAAGCACGGTCTACCGTGATCTCCGGGGTAAGGTCGATGTCCGGCTTGAAACCGGCGGGACGGGCTGATACCGGGGCGTGACTCTTGATCTCATCAACGATATTCCCCATATTATTAACCTTGTCCTCCGCTTCCTCTACCCGATCACCAAGATCATTTGTATCATTTCGAATGTCCTCTATAGCCTCGTCTTGTTTCTCCAACTCATCGGTAATGGCCTTTTGGCTCATGGTGTCAACCTCGCTATCACCACGGGAATCGAGTACGCTTACATAACGCTCATGCTTCAGCCACTCTCCTTCCGTACCGCTCCAGTCCCCACGTAATACGGCCAGCTCGTATGAGGACAAGCCATCATAGCCATAAGTGGCGGTAGAGGTCTTTACTTTCAGCACGACGACACCTTCTCCGATATTCGTAGCCTCGTCCTCAAATTCGGTAATAGAGAAAAGATCCTCTTTCTTGGAGCGGCATACGCTTCGTGTATCAAAGACATGATCCATATTCTTGACCCATATCGCCTCGATAGAGTAAGTTCCTTCTTCCAACCCTGAAGGAATGTCTACATAAAGCGTACCTTTGTCCGCTCTCGCTTGAAGTAGATATTTCTCCCGGTTGCCTAATAGAAAAACCTTTACATTAGATCGGGAGAAATCCTCTTTCACCGGGCTTGTCCCCTTGTAAATAGTCCACTCTACCCGAATTAACCTGTCCTTGAATATGTATACCATGATTCTATAGTCTTGTTATTGATTGGAGTTGGCCCCGGATGGATTGACACCCATAAGAACCAACGCTTGATTAAACATACTGTCCGCATGCTGATCCCTGTAAGTAAGCAACGTGAGGCCGGATATATAATAGATCAGCGCCTTTTTCAGCTTGGGGCTTACCTCCAAGCTATCCGTTATATCCTCGTCCGTTATGATCCCGATCTCGAACGTGTCGGATTTATCCTTCGCCTTATATAGCTCCAATGTCTTACCCGGCCTCATGGTCAACGCCAGTTTAGGTCTTTCCCATGTCCCCGTTGCGTATGGATCCGACAGCGTGGCGTATTCCTTATCGTTCCAATAGATAGGATCTGAAATAAATAAAGGCCATGATGATAGCCTAGCGTAACAAATCCGAGAGTAGTTCTCCGGCAAACTTACATGAGCGACAAGATCGTCCTTTATGGTTCCGTCCGTTATTATCTTGTTCGGTTCCAGCAGGCCCCAGTCCGCGTTACCGTTTACGAAGCGCAACGCCTCCGATATCTTGGACTTGATAATCGTGTCCATTTCCTCGTTATCCTGCGTTCCTAGGAACTCAGCGTCATTAAGCCCGATCTCGTCTATACAGATCTTGACCTCACTCACTATGTCGCTCACGCTAATTTCCATATCATTTCATGTTCGGGAACGAGACACTTAATTTATCCTTTAACTCCTCGAGCATATCATCGTTCTCCACCTTATAGCCCATCTTGGCGAAATAGTCGATAGCGTCATTCACGTTCTTTACGGTCTTGACCTCTTTCACTTGTTTTTCCCGGCCTCTCGAGTTCCTCATGACCGAGACACCAGACACATCATCGTCTTTTAACGTAGAGACGAGCCGGATAGACGTACCAAATCGGCAATCATTCTCGATAGCGTCTTGTACGAAAGGGTTGCTAGTCCGTAGTAAGGCGTTCTTGCCATTGATGAAATTACCGCCCTTGAACTCCATGCTGACCCTTGTGCCGCAGTATATAGTACGGAGCATGCAATTATCCTTGCCTACCAACTCATATGTTTTCGTGATCATTCGATTGATTTTATTAGACCCACCGTGCGTTTGCTCCGGTGGGTCTTGTTTGACAATATTACAGTTTACACGTTAATCTCTCCCTTGTATGGTTTCCATGCGGTACCGTCATATACATACAATCCGACGGCGTGCGTATCGTCCGCTACGGTCAAATAAACCACATCGTCCTTTTTCGGTGTAGATACGGAACTCAGGGAAGCCACGCTGGAAACGACTGTGTCAAGCATAGACAGCTTATATCCGCTCACTGTCACGTCCGGACCGATCAGCATCGAGTTATAACCCGTAAGCATCAAGCAGTCATCCTGAATATAATATTGGGATTTGGCCTCCCGTACCTCACCGCCTTCTCCCTTGGAATGATCCACGGTAAGAGTTTTTCCTTTTTGGTAGTAATAACGCTTGGCCTCGGACATCGGGAAAGCGACGGCGCATTCCTCATATCCAAGATCGTCAAGGGCGTGCTCGACCTTGAAGTTCAACTTTCCGAAAGTGGTCTCGAAAGAGGAGATATCAATACCGATATTCTGTTTCTTGACGAATGAGATATCCTTATGTTTCGTAAAGTCGATGTTCAGCAACTTCTCGATGAACTTGGTACCGCAATACACGTCCATCTCGTTCGTATTCGAGTACTTTCCGAAAAGCATACGGGTGATACCGATAAGATCGGCGAACTCCAATGTCGAACCGATCTGGTAACCCAGCCGTAATTGTCTCAACACGCCTTTCTGGGCATACACGTATTCGGTACCTGTTTTCTTGGAGCCATACTTCACGAACTTCGTACCTACGCCGATCAACATCGTGCGTGTACATTTCTTGCGGAAATTAGACAAAGTCCAATCCTTCAAGTCTTGCACGTTCCACTTAGCCTTCTTATTGATACGCTCGAAGAATTCCGTCCACGTAATCGGACATACCTTCTTCTGCAAGTAGGCGATCTCTTTCTTGGGATAAGCGGAATCCGGGGCGATCTCCACCTCACTCTCACTCATGGCCGGTGCCATGATGTGCAATCCGGTACCCGCTTTCAAATCCGGCACATACATGTTTTTTCCTTCATCCAACGGGCCATTAAGAGCGGAAACCATAATACCGTTAGCCTTATCCGCGGATATGACATAGAGGACTAACGGACTACCGTCAGAATTTCCGTTCTCATCATATCCGGTTACGCCGTCTACCAAGACAGTGTTGCACTCGGCAAATAACTTCTCGTCATTCTTATACAAGCTTAGTTTTACCTCAGCGTCCTTTTCCGTGTTGGTCACCGCCGCCTTGGTAACGCAATCCATTATAGCCTCGCCAATATTGTAATGCTCCGGTTCCTTCGTGTTGACATGGACTTGCTTGGCGAGCTTGAGGAAATCCGTGTGCATGGGATATTTGTACGCTTGAAATTTACTGACGTAATCCTCTACCTTGTTCTCGGCCAGATCAGCGTCAGTGACCGCAGATCCGGTAGCCCCCTGCCCCTGCTGATCAATACCCTTACCTGCTGCGTCCGGGGTCGCGTTCTCCAACGGCTTGCCATCATTGGGATCCGTATCACTTCCATTCTCCCCGATCTCCACGGCCATAGCCGCTCCACCAGTCAATACCGCCAAGACAAAGAACAAAGCCTTGACCCAAAACATCTTGTCTTTAAATAATTTATTCATCGCAAAAGTATTAATTGTTATTATTCTTATTATAAAAAAGGATTGTTCACGTCTTGCGTAACCGGCTTCTCCTGCCGTGCTCCTTGTCTTCCTCTCGGCCTTTCCTGCTTACCGCTAAGATCCTTTAACTTGTCGGTAACTTTCTTGTTGATCCCTTCCGCAACGCCTTCCTCCCGAGCGGCCTCCACGTCTTGGTTATAATTCATTCCCTTGGCCATCATCTCGAAAATAGACGGGTCCAATTTACCGACGATCAAGTCATCCATGACTTGATACATATTGCCTATAACCTCCTCCGCTTGATCATCGGAAAGGCCCATCTCCGAGGCTTTCGCCCTAATCGCTTCCACGCTAGCCGGCATATTCTCCGACATTTGTTTCTCGATCTCGTCCTGTTTCGCCAGTTTCTCCAAGTAAGCGTTATGAGCGTCGGCCAGCTTTTGCGAATAATCGGGATCATCGGCCAAGGCTTTTAAGTCAAGCCCCTTATTCTGTACCATCCACACCACGGGATCGAAATCATCCTGATCCCTAGCGGCTACCATCAACTCGGCGAAAGCTGGACTCTTCGATAGGTTCTCCCGCATTTTCTTAGAGTTTCCCTCATAACCCTCATACTCGTCCATGAACTGGTTGACCGAGCCGTAGTAAGCCTCCTCGTCATCCATGTTAAGATCCGGATTCCGTTTGGCGTATCTCTGTCTGAATCTCTCTTTGTTAGATATATCTGCCATACCTTAATCGATTTTGTTTTAGGCAAAGGAAAATAATAAGGTATATCCGTTTTGTTATTTTGATTATTTTATTTAACCCATGAACCCTAAGAATAATCAAACATGTGAATCTATTTTTTATCTTTGTGATGTTCACCAAAACAAGCGTTCTTTATGGTTAATGGCGTAGATTTCATCCCAGAGCGGGACATGGAGCTTTACGAAGCTTATAGACGTGCTTTGAAGATGAGGGAAGTGAAATCCCACCGAGAGGCGGTAATGAGGGCTATATCCTCACATGCCTCTAGGTTCTGGATCTCCACCCTTCAAGCGTATAGGGGAATCCTGCTGATCAGGAAGGGGAAGACCAAGGAAAAGGGTCGATCGATCAGGAACAAGATGATCGATGACATTTATGAGGTTTACAAAGAGCTGGAGAAAAAGAGAGAATTCAAGGGAAGCTCCGTTTATTTCATCACCTCTTTCGCAGTCTACCAAACGGCCCCCTGTTTTTACATATCCTATTCACGGGCGTTGGCGATAATACAACGCATCAACCGGGAAAGGAAAAATGGAAGGTAAGCTAAAAAGACTGATTCCTTCATTAATAATCGCCTTGACAAGCGTCATACTCCAACTCGCAGGTAAACATTTCTATTTCGATACCAATTCCATACCATACGACCATTTCCTTTACACGTTCACCCACGCCAATATTTTTCATTTATCATTAAATCTTATCGCCTTATTCCAGTTTAAGCCTCGTGTGAAAACATGCCTGATCGGTTACGTGTCTTGCGTCTTGGCCTCGTTCGTACCACTAGCCTCATTGCCGGTTCCTACATGCGGCATGTCCGGATTTATCATGGGATGTTACGCCCGCAGATATCACGCCTATAAACTAAGCCTTTGGAGAATAATATTGAGCAATATCGTCATGGCGTTTATCCCCTTATTCAACTGGAGGATACACTTGCTGTCATTCCTAATAGCCTATATCATCTATGGAGTCATACAGAAAATTAGCGTTCACGGAAGAGGTTGAGTCTATATTGGCCGAGAATAACAAGAGGCTGAAAAATATATTCGGCACGCACGACCAATTCACGGGGCGTGGAATGGAGGGGCATAGCCATAGGGTTGTCATAGATGATTACCCTATAAGGGTACAGTGGCTTACCGAGGAGGTTTTCAAGAACGATCTGTATCAGGATGTCCTGAAAGCCGGTTCCATAAAGGACTACACGATAAGGTTCAACGAGCTGTACCCGGATTCAGATGGGATAAATGAGGAGGACGTGGCCAACATGCTATTTTGGGCCCGTTGCTCGAGAGACCCGTCCTTCGCCTTTTTCTCGTTATTTAAGATCAAGTCGAAAGAGGCGGGAGAAATGATCCCCTTCGAGCTTAATTACGCCCAACGTTACGTACTATCCGTTCTGGAGGAAATGAGGCATAAGGGAGTCCCGATCCGTATAATATTATTGAAAGCCCGGCAATGGGGAGGTTCCACCTTGGTACAGCTCTATATGGCGTGGATACAGCTATTCGTCATGGAAGGATGGTATTCCGTAATTATAGCCCAGACGAAAGATACCGCCAAACGTATCAAGGCCATGTATAAAAAGGTTCTCGATAATATCCCGGGATTTATATATGGTGTTGACAAGTTACAATTCGCCCCTTACGAGCATTCGGCGTCCGACTCCATAATCACCGACCCGTCCGGGAACAAGGTACGTGATAACGTGATAACCGTGGCATCTTATGAGAATTTCGAGTCAACACGTGGTATGGACTATGCCATGGCCCACTTCTCGGAGGTAGCCTACTGGAAAACAACGGATGGCAAATCGGCGGAGCAGGTTATAACAAACATAGACTCGAATATATTAGAGAGACCGTTGACCATGGAGATCTCCGAGTCTACGGCTAACGGCATGGCCGGTTATTTCTATGATGAGTACCAAATGGCCAAGGAGGGCACGTCATCCCGTAAGGCGCTATTCATACCGTTCTTCTTTATCGAGAACGACATGATAAGATTCAAGGACAAGAAAGAGACCCGGCTTTTCATATTGGATCTATTAGAGGGAAGGGATGTCACGACCTCCCCTAATGACAATAGCGAGCCGGGACAGTATCTATGGTCTCTATGGGAAAAAGGAGCTACGCTGGAGCACATCAAATGGTATATCAAGAAAAGGGCCTCGTTCCATGATCACGCATCGATGGCATCCGAGGCACCATCCGATGATGTCGAGTGTTTCAAGTATTCCGGTAATCTCGTGTTCAATATCTATACGATCGAGGTAATGCGGGAAAGATACGTATCACCCCCGGAGTTCATTGGCGACATATCCCAATCAGAGAAGACCAAGAGGATAATTCTCACCAAGAATCCGAACGGCCTGTTGAGAATCTGGAAGAGGCCCGATGATACAAGGACATCCAACGAATATCTTGTTATCGTCGATGTCGGTGGACGTAGCAAGAACTCAGACCCGTCATGTATAACGGTTATAAACAGGTGGAATTTACGATTCAGCGGAGGAAAGCCGGAGGTGGTAGCCAGATGGCACGGTCATATACGATATGACTGGCTCGCCTACAAAGCCGTCAAGATCGCCAGATACTACAAGAACGCCCTTCTCGCCTTCGAGAGCAATACGTTTGATAAGAAAAAATCAGAGGCATCCGAGTTCGTGGAGGAAGGCGATCATATTCGTGGCATACTGAAAAAGATAGAGGATATCTACCCCAATCTTTACATGCGTGCGGCGACGGATCCCGAGGACATAAGGAACGGCATATACAAGAAGATAGGCTTCCAGACCAACAAGAAGACCAAGCAGGACATGGTGGATAATTTCATAGTGGCGTTCGAGGACGATATGTTCATAGACCCGGATGAGCGCATGTATAAGGAGGCATCCAAATACGAGCAACGTCCGGACGGTAGTTACGGGAATATTCCCGGTCGTGGCAATCACGACGATATATTGATGACAGACATGATAGGAGCGCTCATATCAGAGGATATGCCTAAGCCTTCTATAATCAAAGAAGAATCAACGGGATATCTCGATTCATATCCAAAAAATGAGTCGAGTTTATAGCGTGCGCATGAACGTTTCCCTTGTAAAAATCAATATTAGATAAATAAAATACGACTTATTTTTTACTAATGTAAAATAAAGAGAGTATATTCGCGTAGTCACTGATTAGAATGTAAGACGTGACACACATTGTGGCGTTAAAGATATCGTCTCCTATAAAGACCTAAATTCCCCAAATTTATAAACATAACAGGGAGCCGATAGCAACAATACGCCCACGTTATTTGTATATATAATCTATATGGCCGTTGCTTACTACCTGTTATGTTGGCGTGGGGACGCCGGGTCTTGGTAGTTGCGACGGCGCCACGTTTTTTTATGCGTATATGGTATGTTATATATTTATAACCCCTTATGGCTCTCATCCGTGATGGACCGGAGTCATTACTTAAAGATATTACACTAGGTTGTATTCATAAAATAATTTTATCAATGTCATACCGCTCTTTCGTGAGAACCAGAGGTATATTTATGTCAAGGGGATAGCTTTGGAGGATGGGGGCACACTCCTTTCCTTATGGCATAAAATATAGTTTGAATAAATATTTCCCGCTTCCCTTGGGTGGTATTGGGAAGCATTTTAAGACGGATATACCCACCGTTGCTATTCCGGGAGGATCGGCAATGATGATTAAGTATGTCTTTGTTTAGATATGGATTTAGATATTACAAACGCTCTAGTTCGTGAGAATCGGATCGTTTAAGGTTGTCTGAAAACCATTCATATAGATTATAGTTAAATAATAAAAACTCCCTTGTCCGTGAGGATTTGGGGAGTTTTTTTATTTTTTACTATTCCTCGGGATAAAATTAAAAGTAAAATATGCCGTAAAACATGCCTCCTGCTGGATAACGGATGTAAAGATTGGGTAATTTTGCAAAAAAACACAAAACATGTCTATAAATACATACTATACTATTCTTGGAATTACTGAATGTGCTACTTTTGAAGAAATACAAAAAGCATACAGGCAAAAGGCATTATTATATCATCCTGATAAAAACAAAAGCGACAATGCACATGATATATTTATAAAAATACAAAAGGCATATGAAGTATTATCTGACCCAGAACGAAGATCAAAATATGATAATGACTTAAATTCCTATAGGCAAAATATTTTCAATTCAATAAACACAGACAAAACAAATAGAGGTAAGTCTGATATAGAGAATATACAAAAACAAAAAAAGAGTCCAATCAATAAACGATCATATAAAAGGGAAAAGACAAGCATTAATTCTAAAAATATATTAATATTTATTTGCATATCAATAATAACTATATATATAGCTTACCATGCTAATTTATTCAATATTAATAACCATAATACAGACACAATAAATCCTACACAAAGGATTGATGATTATGTTGAAGAGGTTGCGCCTATAGTTGAAGAAGTTGAAGATTCAAATATATATAAGAATAATCATCTTATGAATGGAGATTCTCCATTTACTGAATACTTTGGAATTAATTCGTATGATGATAGCCAAGATAATTATATAACGGTAAATAATGGAAGTGATCAAGACGCTGTTGTTATATTAAAAAATATAACTAGTAAAAAGATAATTAGGAATGTATATATTAACAAACACACATCTTATGATATAAGAAATATTCCAGAAGGTATTTATGAGATGAAATGTGTTTATGGAAATGACTGGAATCCTAATTTATTATTCAATGGAATGAAGTTAGGAATGTTTCAATCAAATGTACATTACTCTTCACAAGCCAACTATAAAGACTATTTTAATATGTTTTCAGAGAGAACAGAAAATGGAATTTCTATTCCATACTATGAAGTAACTCTTCATAAAGTGTCTAATGGCAACATGAGAACAAAAAAAATTAACCAATCTGACTTTTTTGAAAAATAAATATGGAAGATTTTTTAAACAGCATGACAATCCTTTCATCGGCGATATTAGTCTATATTTTCAATCGAGATATTATTTTAAAAAAGATATTATGGAAAGAAAAATTCGAGCCTAGAAAACCTAATGGAAAAGGGAAAAACATCTATTTGTATGACGCAAGGATTTTAGGAGTAATTCTTGAAGGGATTAGATTCAGAGAATCAACAACACCATACGGCATATCAGAAGTAAGATACCGTTTTTTAATGTTCCTTGGTATTTTCTTAATTCCTATTGGATGTTATCGTGTTATAGAGAAAAAAACCATAAAAACCGGATATAAAGAATATACGACACAGTTTATGATACTAGGTACAGAATCATGGAATTTACTTGAAATTATATCCATATATATTTTTAGGTTAAGCACTTTGATAATATTCATATCCTCTATTATATCGATAGTAGCATTTATTGGCTTGATCAGTGAATATATTTAAAATGTAAAAAGATATCGGGTGACACCAACGCCACCCGCTATCTTATCACTCATCTGAATCCTCAAATATCTCCAGCGCCTGTAACTTTAACTCGTACACTTGGTTCTCCAGAGAATCATTATCGCTACCGACCTCACGAAGGAACCTCTCCATATCGGATATGGCCTTCACGTACTGTGACAATACCATGGATCTCCTGTAATCATCGCTACCGGTCAGCTGGTTTAACTTGACCATATATCCGGCCCTGTCGAAATCGTCCACGGAAGTATCCTGTATTTTCTTTAGATATCCCTTGTAATCATGATCCATTTCCGAGATAAAGTCTACGACCTTCTTGTTATATATGGAATTCATCCGGCTCAACTTCAAATCCTTGTCCCCTCCGGTCAAGAAACGGCTTAACAGTGGATAACGACTCACCGGCATATCTCCATTTTCTCCGGACAGCATATCAAGGACTAAATCAGACACGCCCAATGCCACGGTACCAAAACCTCCTGTATATCCAGAAAGAATGTTCTGCCAAGTAGCCGGATTAAAGCTCGTGCCTCTCTTGACATCGTCACCACCCGTTAACGAGTTGAGTGCCCTCGACAACTCGACCATAGTGGTACTGGTACTCCTGTAGACCTTAGTATATTCCGGATCATAATCATTAGTCTTATTCATCGAGGTCTTATAGATAGGATTACCCATAAAATTCACGTTAGAGGCGTTTTGGGCGATAGGCTGAACCACCGTAGGCAGGAGATTTAGAGCGAACTTCCAACTATCATACTCCCAGTTTATGTTTAACGGGGATACCATATCAATCCCTGTCTTAACGACATCCATAGCCTCCACTTCCCTTTTACCGGATAATTGCCCGGCAATTATATCTCCGATCTTGAAATAATTGGCAAGCTCCGGAGATAACGGAATCTTGAGCCAACGACCATGAGTCAAACGAATACATATATTATTCTGTCTCTCATAATCGCTCAATGAATCAAAATAATCCCTATCATCATCATCGCTATCCCATCCCAGATAAGCGAAGAGCATAGGCATAAACAGATTATTAAGCAACGAGACAGACGATCCCATGAATATTAGCGGGGCTATACGGGAACTTATTCCTTTAATTGGATGATTTCTCAGCATGGAATATTCCTTATACATGCTTTGAACGGCGGCGTTAAAGAACAACACCCAATCTCTTCCATACTCAGATATCCACGCCGCTGTGTTAATATACCATTTATCGCTCTTCGTTTTCTTTCCGGCACCTTTCTTGTTAAAGTTAACCGATACCTCCTTGGCATCATTGATTGACCGATCAATGGATCTTCCATGTTCCCGGCTCGTCTTATACGCCGCATATCGGTTCACGAGTTCCGCTACGTTACCCATGAACTCAAAGCACTCAAATACAGTAGAGACTAGTTCTTTGGGGGATAACTTCCCAATATTACCATCCGAAAGTTTCTCTAGCTTGTTCGCTAAATCCTTGGCGTATTCCTTTTGCGTCTCCACGAACGTATATCCAGTAGCCCCTCCATTATCCATGAACTCCTTAAATATTGCCTGTTCCTTATCAGAAATATCGATCTCTCCCCTTCTGTATTTATACAGATTACGACCTAAACTCCGAAGTCCAAATAACGCTCGCCTCTGGTTCCCTGAAAAATCCTTGAAATACCTAAAGTTCTCCGTCACAAACACGGAGTTATTGGCATAAGGCGTATCTCTTATCAAGTTGGCAAACGAGAACGCCACGTTCTTGGACGTAAAAGCTCCAGCCATAAATGTTTTCAAGTTCCTAGCTACGACGTAAGCGAGATCATCCTTCACGTCCGGATTAGTCAATCCATTTACCGCTTGCGCCAATCGGGGATTGCCATTAACGGTCATGACATACCTGTTACCTCCCACGAAAACCTGTACCTGATGCTGGCTTCTCTGGTCATACAATGTTTTATATGGTATATCCGATCGACCTCCTTTAATCAGCTCAGCCTTACCTTCCTCTCTAAGCTCTCTCATCATTTCCTCATGATCTTTCACCGCCTTGGCCACTTCCTCGCCAGAAGCGTTATCCGGTATTTGCGGAATGGACTCCACCCATTCCGGATTTTCCTCGGTACCGACATTTCGAACCCAGATATTATCTATGGTAATAAGACCGCCAGTGTCATGATTGCTAGCTAAATTGAGAAAACGTTGTTTCGCCAAGTTCCTATTTCCTGCGGTAATAGATCCGTATCCAACGTGTATCAAACCAGCGAAAGGATTATCAGCCTCAGAGATACGTCCTTTTGCGGTTTTCACTGGGTTTCCCATCTTTATCTCCGTAGCGTCTATGTAATCATAAACATCGGAGGCTATATTATCGGAGAAACCTCTCAACGGGATAAAGTACTTAAACCGGGAAAGGTTCTTATCCATATAGGACTTGCTTATCAGCCCAGACTCATACTGCCTCCTTAACGTATACTCTGACACGTTATGAACCTTATCCCATAGATTATCGACTAAAACCATATTGTGGGTAGACTCATAATCTCTCACGAAATCATAAGCGTCAGAAAGCCATTTATCTTTATTCGCTCCATCCTCCGAAGGCTTAAACACTGAAGACAAACCACTATAGTCCTTTCCTAGAATCACACCATAAGAATTATCGCCTAACTTCCATTGGAATGACAATGCCTCTCGATCCAACTCCTTTTGTTCCTCGTCCCACGCTAGATCCTTATTAAGGATATCTTTCTTTGAATCTTCCCACCTATCAATCAACGTTCCGGTCACCTTTTCTTTATATTTATCCATCTCCTTGTTATAGATCTCGGATTTGACCAATGATTTCCGATAATCGGCGGCTATCTCGGCGGATCGTTCAGCCTTCTCCTTATCGACACCTTTCTTAAGTTCCTTCGCAAGAACCTTGTCATACGTCTTTTTGTAAGCTTCACTTCCCTTTTCCTCCGCAACATTTTCCGCTGTTTTTTTAGCGTTTTTAAGATCAGACTCGGAAATAACCCCCATTTTAGACAAAGCGTCCACGTCAAACGCCTTAAGAGTTTCTATGCCATCCCTTACGGACATATCACGGTTTCTCTCGATACCGTGTTTAGCTTGTACATATTTAACCAAATCCCTTAATGCCCCTTTAGACCAATCCCAAGTTCTTCTTAAACCTTTCTTAGACACCTCAGAAGCATCACCTATCAATGCCCTTATAGCCTCATTCAAAGGATTCAGGAATTTAGAGTCGAAACTATCCATATCCACCTTATTCTTTGAAGACAAAGCTATAAGGGAGTAATATGGATTCTCATAGTCCAGTATCTTCGATTTGGTTTTCTTGGCCAATAATTTCAAGAACTCATCTATAGCTGTTAAAGAGTCAACCATAGCCTCTTTGAACTTAAAACTGTCGGAAGATGCCACTTTATCCCAAGCGTCAACCATTTCCTTGTTTAGGGGTTCTTCATCCTCCACTTCCGCTTTAGCCTCCCGGAACCGGATTTTGTCATTGTTTTTCTTTGTTTTCTCTGCGAAAGCGAAATCATCCGTCTTTTCCCTTACGCTTTCTCCAACGCCTCTACCCTTGTTTTCAGATCCTGCACGTCCGATGACAGTCCGCTCATCGCCGATTCCATCCCGGACACTTCCGCTCCTATCGCCCGTATCTCCTCCGTCAAGTTGGTCTCCATCGTTGTCAACTTGGCCATCAGTCTTTTTTCCATTTCGGTCAGTTGCGTTTTCAGTTCCGTCAATAGCGTTTTCAACTCCCCTTGGTTTGTCGATATGGTCTCGTTCACTTTCGTTTCCGTTCTCATTAACGCCCTCGATTGTCTCGAGTTCCCTTCCAGTACCTTTTGTTTCAGAAGGTTGTTTTCCTTTTTCAGGTTCAATATCTCTTTCGATTGATCCATTTTCGTTCAAATTTATATTGTTAAGGCCTAATCTATTTCTCATCACGATATCCTCGGCCACATCCATCAAGTTGCCTTGCTCCAAGTTCTTATAGCTTCTCCAGAGAATATAACGGAGGTCATTATCCGATAACTTGAAATCAAGGCTAATACCGGCCTTTCTCAACATATCAAGAAAAGAGTCCTTGATCTTTTCCCATAACGAACGCTCGGCCTTGTTATCGAAACCACGTTCCGCTAATTCAGCGATGTATTCCTCTGTAGCCTCACGCAAGTTAAGAGGATTGCCTTTAGTCCGGTCTATGATATTTTTCCGGATATCCTCGTTGGCGTTCCGATACACGTTATCAAGGAAAGTATCGAAATCATCCCCGAATAGCTCACGTAACCCATGATGCCCTACCACTTCATGGAGGAAAGTCCTTTGAGCGTCACCTACGGACGTGGAATTAGGTGATACTATGACTATCTCCCCGGTAGAAGTATCATACCAGCCTTTGGAATCTCTCTTACGGGCCAACATATTCTCATCCGTATCGTTTATATCGTCCACGTCATGGATTACCTTAACAGGGGTGTTAAGCTTGGTAGACCAATCGTTGATAGATCTGTCTATTATATTATCCAAAGACATATTATCACTAAGAGAGTTGTCTAAGAATATCTGATCCTCACGTGCCACGTCCTCCGTCTCGGAAGCTAGACTGTTACGTCTTTCCTCTGGGGTCATATCCATACGGTATGTCGCATTTCGGGATTCAACTTCACCGGCTATTGATAAATAAGCCTTGCGTTTATCAAAATAGGAAGCCTCATCAAGTTTAGCAGATGTGAAGCCAACCAAAGTGTCGTAAACGGTAATAACGGCATCGTCTCGATTATCAAAATTATCAGCCCACATAGGATAAAAACCTTGCTCTTTCGACTCTTTAATTACGTGCTTAACAGCATATGGCATTCGTTTATATTGGCCGCTTTCAACCAGCTTCTCCGCAGATCTTCTTAGATTTGCCAACTCATGCAATTGTACGCTTGTATAATCTTGAAGATAGTAGTCTAATAACTTTTCCTGTGCGTACTCCATGCTTCCACCCTGGGCGAAACCCTCTATTGATTGAATAGCATGTTGTACTTCATGTACCAAAATATTTCGAATATCCATTCGCTCTAAAGACGATTCATTCACACGTATGAGATTCCGCTCACTAAACCACGTTGCCCCCGTATTACTTGCCGGATCATCGTACATCTCCAAACGTACCTGTTTAAGTTCCGGATACTCCTTGAATAGACTATCGTCCTTCACGTAATCGTCAAGATAACGGACATCATTCTCCTTATACGACTCACTCAATTCGGTAGCCATTCCTAAAAGCTCATCAAAGCGATCCGACTCCTCATCTGTCAACTCCACTCCATCAAAAAGCTTATCACTTAACGCCTCGTATTCCTTACCCCAAGGCAGATTGTCGTAAAGTCTATTTTTCCTAGCGAGACCCTCCACATCCACATCGAAGTCTTCCACCTCATATCTCCACTTCTTATCGGCTCCACGTTCCCAACCGGTAGCCATCTTGATAGCCTTAGCCTCCTTTCCTGACGATTCCATCTCACGGGCAATAGCGAGATTGTCCAAACGAGTAGTAGCTTCCTCCACTCTATCAAGATTAGCGGCACCCTTCTCTCCTATGAAGCGAAAACGAACGCCATCAATTTCTGAGGCTTGCTTAACTGCCTCATTTCTCGATATCTCATCATCGGCTTTATAAGTGAATATTTTCAAACCCGCATCGTATATCGCCTTACGAATGTCACCATCTACGTTATCCGGGACTACAGCGGCAGCAAATTCCTCCAAATATACAGGACGTTCAAACTTAGTCTCGAAGTACATTGCCGGATATTCATTCCTTATGGCATCCACCATCTCATTCAGCGTCTTCACATCCTCATCAGAAAAATCTATCCCATATTCTTCCTTTATATATTTTTGAGGGTCTTTGCTTCGTGCCGCTTCCGCCAACCTGTATAGACCGTAGTCGTCATATCCTTTGGCATCCGGTTGCAATTTTTCTCCTAACTCATGAAATACCTTAGACCATTTATCCCTGAAAGCGTCAACGTCAGCATGATCCGTAGTCAGCTTCCCTTTATCCTTGCGTATATCTTTCAGTGAGCCTTTAGCATCCAGCAAACTCGCAGCGAAATTTTGGAACGACGCACCTATTCCGACAGACGCGCTTCTTCCTTGCTTCTTCATAAACTTGGATACGTTCTCCAAGGTGTTAGGAATGTACTTTCTTATACCGGAAGGAGTAAATCCGTTAAAAATAATTTCTTTTATCCCGTACCTTTCATTCAATTTATCGAGCCACTTGTTAAAATCGCCTCGCATTCCATTTTCTTCTATGAAATTCCATGAATCGCGCATTGTTCCGTGAGCATCAACCTTGTCGGAATTGCTTATGTCATCACGTACTGATTTCATGAAGCTTTCTACCGCAGAGTAATCAAATCCATACTTATCGATTCGTTCAAGATCCGTCTTACGTTTCTCGTAGAGGATTGATCTTGGATTCATTTTACCTATAGCTTCTTCAAGCTTGGCTCTACGAAGTTTTATCGCCTCATTGTAACCTTCCGTACTAAAGCCTTTATATTCCATATAGGCATCTTTCAGACGGGACAATTGCTTGTCAGACAAACCACTCATGGAGAACGATCCATTTGTGGCATCTTCAACTTCGGTTCTTGTTTTCTCCGGATATGAAGGCTTTGTACGGGCTATTTCCGGAGCTTTACCTTGCTCATATAAATACATATAAGCAAGACTATCCTCGCCTCTTCCATCCATATAGCTGTCCATCCCACTTTTGGTTGTCGACCGCATTTCCTCTGGAAGTTTTTGCAAGTCTTTTGAAAATACGTCACTGCCTTTCCCTGAAAACTGCCTCTCTATAGTTGGATAAATGGGTGTCCATGCGTCTTGACTCCAAGTTCCAGCATTTTTTCCAGTACGTTTCTCAATCATGGAAGAGGGAAGTACAAGCGATATGGAACCATAGCCAGTATGCGATTGTCTGGATATGTCTATAACGGCCGCACTCGGATTGGCGAAGCCTCCTTGTCTCAATGCTTTTAGAAGTTTTTCCTCACTGATATTATGTAACCCAACCAAGGACTTTTCGCCATTCTTATCTTTTACTTCTCGGAAACGAATACCACTATCCGGCCTTATCTCCTCAAAAGTGGGCTTTACCCTTATAACATGTTCACCCTCCCCTCGCTTATTAACTAGTTTACCGTTCTCGTCTTTCACCAAGGTCAATGGATCGGTATAGTTAAACCGCCTTACGATCTCATAAACACCATCATCACCAATATTAGAAATCTCATAGATAGAGTTGTTTACCCTTGCCTCTTTCAATCCACTCTCCAGAAACGCTTTTATATGCTTCCGCTCTGCGGAGGTAATATAATCGTCTTTATCAACCAAGGACAACTTCTTCACTTTTCGAGGAAGAATTTCCTCCTCACGTTTTATGCCCTTATATTCGGAGAATGGTTTTGTTTTACGTTTAGAGGAATCGATCCATTTCTTGAACTCATCCAACGCTACCCCGGTAATGTTGCCTAACCCTTGCCAGCCGTCCTCATAATTTGACAAGTAAGCGGACCTAGCGTCTTCCAAGGAAGAGAATCCAATCATAACCTTATGCTCGTCGAATGAACCATCAGTATTCACCTGATCCACGACATACACCATGTCACTATTCATATCCGGACCTAGGAATACGTCTATATGATCACCATCCACACCTTTAGTACCTCGAATGTAACCGTAAGTGTTGTTCATGGTAACAGACCACTCTTTTCCATTAGCATCCTTACCGGAACGGACGGAACCGGCGGGCTGTTCTATGGTGACATCGAAACCGTTTATCTTTATATGGCCTTTCTTGTAATTCCCGGCCTCTTTCTGCGCCTCGGAAGGGTTAGTATTAACCTTTAGCTCCTCATCGTGCAATCTCTTAGCCTCAACTATGCGCTCGGCATAGTCCAATGGGTTCTCACTCTCCTTTGGGGAAGGGGCGACAAAAGGAACTAGTCCCCTTGATGAGCCTTCTTGTGTAGCTCCATCCGTGCGATCAATGTCGGGGCCAGCCGATTCTCTTCCCTCAACCTCTCCAGTTCCCCCGGTCTGATCAAGTTGTTCTCTTGGCAGTACCTCGCCGCCTCCCTCGCGTAAGCCATCGCCTCCGCTTTCGTCATTTCCTTCAATGTTTTCATTTTCTATCGGTTTATTTTGCGCTAAGATAGCGTCTATTTCATTTTGTTCGTCAATTATGGCCTGTATTTCATCCACGATTTGCGAATCAAGCTCGCCTCGCTCCTCATCAGTCAATTGTTTCTCCGAGAAATCACGTGCCATGCTTTCCTCATACGCCTCGTATTCTTCCGGGGACATATGATAATTCTCCTCGCACCACTCAGCGTAAGCGTTGTACTCGGCCTGTCTCTCACGCTCAGCGATCGCCTCACGGTTCCTCTTGACATAATCGATCAAGTCTCCACGTGTACGAGCGGAAGACAAGACCTCTATGATAGCGTCCCTTCCGGCGTTCGTATCGTTCTCATCGAAGAAGTTAGTGCCATTCTCCCTATCGGCAAGCTCCAATATCTCACCCGCCCTCTCTATATTAACACCGCCTTTCTCCGGAGAGGCGAACAGTCCGAACATCTTCGCTGTCTCATTATTCCCGGCACCGGTCTCTTTCTTGTAACTGTCACGTGTCAATTTGATCGCCCCATTAGCCAGCATCATGGCCGCAAGCTCCTCTCCGCTCATAGGATCACCTATCACGGAGATCTCCTTCGCTATGACATCACCCGGCTTCTTGCTGGCCTCCTTGATATCATCATCAAGATTAGCCCAGAAATCAGCCTCGACCTTGATCGCCTCATATTCTTGTCGGGCTTTTATCAATGCGGCCTCGGCCTTATCCTCTTTTCCGATAGGGGCATCATCGTATGCCTCTTGCGCCTTTTCCAAGGCATCAGACGCTTTTTTAAGGCTTTCATCGAAAGACTTTCTCGTCACCTCGATCTTCCTTGGCATCTTATCGCCATATTTATCATGGAGGAAATCCAAGGTCATATCCGTACCAGACGATACGAAATCTGGCGTACCATCTTCTCGCATGACCATGGAGGGATTCTCTACATTGCTAGGTTGTGCTATCTGATCAATGGCACCTTCCGTCTCAATCTCACTCGTTGGCTGGTTGATCGCATCTTCCACGGGAGGTGCAGAGGTTATCTCGGCATCAGCACTTGCTACATTATCATTCTCTGGCGACACCACATTAACTTGTTGAGCGTCATATATGGCATCTTGAAGATCAAGAATCTCATTCTCTGTTATAGGCATTGCGGGGGAAGAGCCATTCTTGGCTGTCACCTGCCCGGTTTCTCTATCATAAGCCGCAGGTTGAGCGATCCAATCACCGTTCTCATCTTGTCCTTGAAGGATAAACGCATTATCCCCGTTCCATATGATCAACCCCGGCTTTGGTAATTGCGTCTTGGGATTATGATGCATGGTCATGTCAAGCTCGGACTGGCGGGTAGCCAATAATTGATCCTCATAGGTCCGTCTCATATGACCGGCATCTTGCTCTACTATATCGCTCAACCTTTTCACCGAGACCATCCGATCCTGTCCGTTATCGGAAATAACGGCCTTATCTCCCTCGATACTCCTAACGTACACAGGTCTTTCCTCATTTCCCTCGCTAAGCGTAGCTGTGGTAACGATAGACTGACCATCAGGATTCGTGGTAACATAAGGAGTAATATTATTGGCAACGTAAGTTTCAACCTCATTGTCTATTTCCTCGCCTATACGATCCTGCAAACCGGATATCCTGAGATAATCAGCGTAGAAATCCTCGGCTAACGGACGGGCATCCGCATTAACTCCATCAAGAAGACTCATCACTTGGGCCTCGCTAGCTCCATCATCCACATAGCTTTCTATCGTACTAGCCAACCCCGGAACCATTCCAGATAGGGAAAGCCTTGTCTCTTCCATCTTTTTGCTCGCCGTCCGTATATCGCCCGGATCAGTCATATTTCGACCTTCTTCCTCTGCCTCGGCAAACCTTGACTTAGTTAATAGAGGAGGAGTTTCAACGCCTTGATCTGTTACATTGGAATCGGTGATAGGCTGCTGAGCCTGTTTGCCTCCTATTTTATCCGCTACGTATTGCGCACCTTTAGCCAACGCTCCGGCTCCAGTAAAATAAGCGCCGCCTCCCATTCCATAGACAAAACTCTGCAATACACCATCGGTCAAATCCCTTTCCGGATCCGCACCTGTTATCTTATCCGTTATATTCTCCGCTAGCGTGGAAGATACCTCTTCGATACCTTCATTTACAGGCTCGAAAAACATACCGAATTTTTTATAGAACTCTTGCATCTTACCCATTATGCCACGCTTGATAGCCTCTTGTGCCTTTTCCTTTCCTAACGTCTTGAATAAGGTTGACATCCAAGCCTTGGATACGCCAGCGCCCAGCATCTCAGACAAGGATTCTGCCGTACCAGTAAGAATAGCGTTAGATACCTTTGCGAACTCTCCCATGTTTGGGTTATTCTGGTCAAGATCATCATATTTCTGGCTAGCCACTATTGATCCTATACCTGCGAGTCCGGCCGCTGGAGCTCCGGCCATTGTAGCGGCCATGGCCCCGATTGACATCGGAAGCGACTCTACGCCTTGCAAGGCTATATCGCCTATGGCACCCATATAATTCCCTTCTTTCCAAAGATCGGTGAAATCCTTGCCATTGTATCTGTTTGACCTTGCCCGGGAAAACTCCGCATCAGCCTTAAATCTATCTGAGATATCCTTGAATGCCCCGCCACGTGGGATCAGTCCTCCCGTTGCGGATTCCAGTCCTTTGGACACCTTATCCAATACCCCAAAGATACCGGCACCAAGATCGGCTCCTCCTGCGTTTAGCTTCTGTATAGCGTCTCCTACCCAAGTATTCATGAAAGAAGAATCCTTCTCATACTCCGTAGGAGGTGGAGGAGTAGCGGTCTCAATCTTTCCTTTTTTACGCAAGGACTCAAAATTATAATCGGCAGAATTATCCCATGGATTAACATACTCGGATTGATCTGATTTGGGAATATCAACCTCTTGTCTTAGGGATATAGGAGGAGGATTAACACTTGATTGGGAAACATAGTCTGTCTCTTTAATATTCTCGTTATTAATTGGAGCATAGCCTAATTTACTCTCGAATTGGGAGAAATCTCCTAAATCTTGCCATCCATCTTTTTTCAAGACATCATAAAGCATTTCACGCTTACCTGAGTCTTTCAATTTCCCCTCAAAAGAGGAAAAATCGCCCAAATCAGTATATCCATCGCTTTTTAAAGCGTCATATAATTTTCTGGTATTGTTCACTTCCATAATTTTACCAACCTACATTTTTAGAACTCGAATTATTATCCCAACCTATACTTTTCTTGTTAGTACTAGTAGAAGAACCTCCCGATCCAATTATCTGATCAAACTCATCGTATAATTCCGGGAAATTCTGAATATTACTCATGACAATAGCGGCTTGTTTGGTCTTTTGGTCTCCACCTTCACCAAACTGCCACGATATATCCGATATACTCTTATTCTCTTTTGGATGATCTTCCGCATACTCCAACATCCTCTTATACATATAAGCGATAACCCCATCTTTATCCTTACCGGACAAAGTGAAACGTTTACCGTTTCTGCCGATGATGTCAATAGACTTATCCGCCCCAGAGCCATTAGCTTTAGCGGTACGATATTGCTCAAGACTACGGAGATTGGATTGCCTTATACCCAACTCTCTCTCTTTATATGCGGCATCCTGTTTCATCTTCCGCTCCTCCCTGTCATTCTTTATTGCGAATTGAGCGGCACTTTGCGCGATCTTGGCCTTTTCCAAATCATTCTGGGCTTTTCTCGCTTGATCCTGTCTATAAAGCTGCAATGCCCTTTGATAATTATTGATGTCGTTTTGCCTTGCGGCCAGATACCCGGCCCCGTATCTTTGCCTGATAGCCTCCAACCTGTCAGAATAGGATTGTAGTTTAGGATCAGCTACGGTGGGTAGTTTCTGCGAAGGTGCCTCTCCCGCGAATGCCAAATTGGAGAAGGAAGACAACACATTGCCTAGATGCCCGATTCCAGTAGCTACGGAAGCGGCCCGTTTTCTTCTCTCCTCCTCCTCTTGACTTATCGGCTTTTGAAAGAGCGTCTCATAAAGCCTTTGGTTCCATTGGTAATCGTTCATTTGAGGCTCGACAACGCTCGCTTGCGGAGCGGTCTCATCCGTATTATCCACGGTTGGAGCTATAGGGTTCTGGCTTCCGGCAACCTCCGGCTCAACCAATGGCGTAGTGGACAATTCCGGCCTTTGAACGACCGGGGTCCTTTTCCTATTATATCTTTCCTCTAATGTCATTGTTGTTTACTTTTGAATATAGACTCGAATAATCCCTTACCCTTGTCAAGATGGGCTTGCGCATCAGCCCCAACGAGGCCCATCCCTGCCTGTAATCCTTGATTAGCCGCTTGCGTGGCGTTTGCCGCCTGTTGATTATAGATAGACAGCCTTTGGTTACTGATATTATTCTTGGTGTTGAGATATTGGGATTCCACAGCATCCTTCCGTGCGGTAGCGTTAGTGGCTATACCACTAGCGGTATCGGATATCACCTCGCCCGCCGCTTTCTTGG